TGATGCCAATGCTGCTGCCAAGGCCAAAGAATCTACAACTCAAAAGAGCAATGTTATTGCAAAAATAGATAAATCAATTGCAGAAATTAATAGTATGCTTAAAATAATTAAGGCTCCTAAAAACACAAATATAATTCCTCAAGGTATTGTACAGAAAGGAATTAATTTTTTTAGTAAAGGAGGAACCAGAAAACGTATAAATAAAAAGCGTTCAAATAAATCACGACGCGGCCGTAAAACCCTGAACAACCGCTAAATTCTTCAAATAGACATTTTCAAGTGAAACAACCTCCTTTTTATCACCTTCTGTCTTAGCGGCAGCTGATGAAAATTTCAAATGTTTCTCATTTAATCTTCTTAAAATTTCCTGTTCATCAGGAGTTAAACCTTGACTCGGCCCTTGTCCTGCAGTCGGCTCACCTGCCTTTTCATATCCGAATAAATAGAATGAACTATTTTCATTCAAGAGAAATGACATGAAAAGCAGAACAATTATAGTTAAGACTATAGCAGCAATCACATTCCGTGTTGCAATAAAAAACACTGTAAAAAGGACAAATCGTCTAACCCATACACTCTGCAGAAACCGTTCTTGAGACTTACTAATTTCCATTGGAATGAAACGTCCTCCAATGTTTAATAGCAACATCATCATTCCAATAAAGTACGGATTTGTATTGAGGGAATAAACTGCAGTTTCAATTGGATTCATCATTGCCGCGACCGGAGCCGCTACTGCTTGGATCGCACTCATTCTAACGGTTGAGAAGGTTTCAAATCTATCCACATTTCTGTTAATTGTCCAAGATCACCCAAGTAAAAGAATAAAGTGATTGCAAGAAGAATTCCAACCATAGGGCACCATACAATGGCCGCAATAAGTAATAAGACTAAGAATAATCTCCAAAGCGGAGACTGATATAATCCTACAAGAATCTGTGGATATGGTGTATGAAAGACTGAGCCTTCAAATAAATTCCAAATAAAAAAGGAGATTGCAAAGAAAAGTCTTGCTGTTGTATCCAAGGGGCCGCCTGACTCCATCTAGAAAAAGACCGGGATTTATTGGACACTCGAGTTTCCAACACCACTACTCATTGAATTTCTACTATTATCTTGAACTGCCTGAGTATTAACCTCCTTTTCCTTAATTGCAACTGGATTTTCTCCTAAAACGGTTTCAACTAACCATTTATTTGCTTTATCTTTAGGGATTTCAATCGTCGTAACATCACCTCCTGAGCCAAAGCCTTCAGTGACTACCGTCGCCTGAGCCCAAAGTAGAGCAATGGCTAACGCTGCAACAATTCCTAGAACACGACCATACTTTTCAACCATCAAATACAGTGCCAAGACAAGAAATAGACGCCCTAGAACTGTATTTGACTGCTGTATAATTGAAGAAGGTACCATCTTACTATAGACAACCAGAAGAGTAAAGAAAGTCAGCAATGCATAGAAAAAAGGACTATATAATTTTCCAAGAACTTCTTTTAGATTTTCTTGAAACGTAGAAGTGTTCATTCCTATTTTGTTTCAAAGAATCTAAGCGTCACTCAGAGTGGCTCGATGGAGTATTGTTCGGTTGAAGAAGCCTTCCCAGATATGGGGCCATCAAATCCTGGTTGTAAAGACAACACAGGTTCTGAAAAAGCACGAAAAGAGGAGCGAAAGAAGGCGAAGAAATGCAGAGGACCGCCTTTGACCTTCTTAGATCTTGACCCTGATCGTCCGGCCTATCAGAAAGGACCTGAAGTCCCTCCTTTGAATGCGAAGACTGGTCTCCGGGAGCACGCGCCAGTAGATGCACCACAGGCTGAAGGATTTAATGGAGGAGATGATGTGCCTCTTGGACTTACGAGTCAAAGACAACCCAATGATGCTGGACAAATTGCACGAAATACATTGCCTACGATTGCAACTGTGACAGAACTCCAAAGTACAAAGAAATCTACACCTGCCTATTTTGGTGCCAATTTTGACGGCGAAGGATTTCAGAATCAAGTTAAAGAACAAGTCATAGGTCAAGATGAATCATATCGTCTTTATCCTGATTTCATGACGGCATTTAACAGGGCTGCAGGGCGTGATCGTGCATCTGCTGGGCCTTTGGCCGCGATACCATCTATAAAGAATGAATGGAAGCCATTGACACCTTCAGGTGCTAGAACTTCATTCTTTGATGAACTTCCTGCACCTGGTGGGAGAATACCCAAATCGGTAGGTGGCGATGAAGATGGTGAAAGTCAAAAGACAATGAATAAGAAGCTAAATGAATTATTTGCACGGCTTGATGATTTAGAATCAAGAAACGGCGAAAATACACAGACTGAAATTTTACTTTTTGTAATGAGTGGATTATTTGTTTTATTTTCAATGGATATTATTTCAAGACAGGCTGCACGAATTCGGTTTATAGCTTAATGGGCAGGAATCGGATGAAGGGCACGTACAGCGGCAGCTGCAGCTACTGGACGCATTCCTAGAGCTCTTCTTCTAGCCCTTGTAGCCATATCATCTCTTCTAAAAAGAGAAGGTAACGGAGTGGGTCCAGAAGGACTTAATCCAGCCAATCGAGGCAAGCCAGTCAATCCAATAGGACCATGAGGAATTCCAAGGCCAAGTCCAGGTAAAGGAGCGGGTCCAAGAGGATTTAATCCAGACAATCCAGCAAGGCCTCTTGTTACAGAAGCACGAGGAGCAAAAGAGCCACTAAAAAGAAGTCCAGGTAAAGGAGTGGTTCCAAGAGGATTTAATCCAGATAATCCAGTAAGACCTCTTGTTACAGGAAGAAGGCCAGAAGCAGCACTAGTAAATCCAAGTCTAGGCAAAGCAGAAAATGGAATTGGTGTTAAAAGTCCAAGAGAAGATGCAATCGCTGTAGCAAGTGATCGTACTGGGCCTATTGCAGGGCTTACTGCAGCAGCTGCAGCTGCAGCTTCTGGTATTGCACGTGCGATATCACTGAACTTCAGACGACTTGCTTTCGCTGCACTTGATACAGTTTTTCTTAATAAATTAATTTTCTCAGTTGCTCTGAGTAACATTAATTTTCTTAAATAATCGCGTGATTCTTGGCAATCTTTTGACAAAAAGAGAGAAATATCATTATTGCACTGCTTGCTTGTATCCAACAAATTAAGTAAAAATGGCCCACGACCTGCAACAAGTTCTTGGCGAAGTCTATTCATTTCAGTTCCTCGTTTTGTTTCCTCCTCTATTTCTTCTTTTATTCCGCCGCCTGTCATGGGTGTTTGTACAAGTCCCATGGCCTCAAAAAGAGCAAGTTCTCCAGCTGAAAAACGACCAGCCGCCAAATCACGAATAACATCTGCAGTTTGAGGACGTATTTTAAATGTCTGTCCTCCAAAAATAAAATCCTGTATATCTGCACCCACGCCAGTTGCTACTGGAGCTGCCGCAGCTCTTATCTCTTTTGTCTTTTCAGACGCAATTGTATTTCCAAAAATACAAATATCTTGATCACTAAATAAATTTAAATCAGGTGTTGTAAAATCTGTACGTGCATCATCAAGAAGAAGTGCGCGGAGTAGGCTAGCCTTTTTAGGAGTACATGATTCTTGTTGTGCTTTGAAGTCAATAGTAGTCTCATTTACTATTTTTGTAAATGCAGTTATTTTAGATACAATAAATGCATTGTAGCGATCAATTGCAGCTTGATCTACATCAAGCTTTTCACGAATGATATCTGTAATTTTAGAAACACTTTCAAAGCCGAAAGGGATTGAAAAATCTGTTAGAGTATCTGATGTAAGTGCTGAATCACTGAGAAAAAATATAGGAGCAGGAGAAAGAGCAGGAGCAGCAGCAGCAGCAGGAGCAACAGGAGCAGGAGCAACAGGAACAACAATTCTTGCAGGTGTATTGATTTTGTAAATAAATTTTTGAGAAATAGTAAAATCATTGACTGCAATATCCGCTACTGTTTTTCCAGTAAAAGCGCTTATAATCTTTCCAACTTCTACTTTTAAGGGACTTGCATCAGTTAAAACTGCTTGATTTTGTTCTCTATTTCCTAATGCTGTATAATACTTATTAAATTCATCCTCAGATATATTTAATTTAATAGATAAATGGGTAGTTTCAGGAGTTCTAAAGATACGATAACGATTTTGCACTAGAGCTCTTTCATAGTCTATTTTAAATTTAGATTCAAATGCTACAGGGGCATCTAACTCCGCAGTTACTTCGGCTTCAACCTGTGCTCTAAAGAGTTTAGATATATCTACAATTCTTTGTAAAGATGATCCATATGTATTTTCAAGTGTTAGTAATTTCAATGATCTATTGACAGTTACAAGAAGAATTCCATGTTGAACTGCATCTATGACAAAGGGGGGAGCAGCAGGAATACCTGCAGCAGGAGCAGCTTCAAATAAATTATGAAGAGTTATTATGCCATTATCAAGTTTTACTACACGTTTTCTGTAATGGATTTGGATTCTTGGTATTTCTGCTGCTCCTGCTGCTGCTGCTCCTGCTTCTGGTCCAGTAGAATCAATAAGAGTAAGTAAATAGCTAAAGAGCGCACGTTGTAAATCTTTTACCTTCACAAAATATCCATATTCACCTTCAGGTGTATTTGGTAAAAGAAATGTCTTAAGTTTTAGAGTTTTTATATTTTTATATCCTTTTGAAACAGTTGGACGATCTATTACAGGCAGATTAGCTGCACCAGGACCAGTTAATTCAGGTAATCTAGAAGAAAGAGATTCTCTTACACGAAATGGTAAATAAGTCTCATAAACGTTTGAAGGGATAAAAATAATTTCTTCTTTATAAAAGAGTTCATCTGCTAAAAGAGCAGGTGGAGCTGGAGCAGCAGGGAGGGCAGGGTTATGATAATAAGGCCTTGCAGCAGCAGCAGCAGCAGCAGCAGCAGCAGCAGCAGCAGCAGCAGCAGCAGGAAGAAGTCCTTGAGCAGGTCCAAATCGTTCTTCAAAGATTTGTATTCTATTAAATGCATTTGTCTCAGCAATTTTAATTGCCGCTAATAATCCTACAGGGCCTGCACCAATGATTGTAATATTTTTAGCACCTGGTACAATAGGTGCAATAGGAAGAGCTGCAGGAGGAGCTGCTGCTGCGGCTACAGCACCACCAAGAAAATTTATAAAAAAATATTTATTGCTTCTAGGTTCTGTAAAATACAATGATAATTTATCTGAATTTTTATATGTATTTATTTCATATCTTTTATCAAATTCAATCTTTTTATCATCATAATCTTCATTATCAACATCAAAAAATATTGTATTTTTTCCATCTGTATTACTATCTTTAAAATCCCTTTCAGAAAAAAGTACTAGATAATCATCTGGTCTATCTTTAAAATATTTTAGTGCAATTGTAATTGGTTCATACCATCTGAATTTATCTGTTATTCCATCTGGTTTAAACTCATTAAGAAGATGTCTATGATAAAAATTTTTTTGTGCAACTATGGAGGAATTAAATTTGTCTTGAATTTTTTTATCATCAATTATATTTCGTGTATTAAATAAAAAAATTGCATTTGGTTGATTCTCTATTATAATTGTTCTGATAATTTTTACATACGCTCTAATATCTATTATTTCATACCCTGAATCAAAGCTAATAAGTATAATTTTTTTATTAGCAGGAAGTATAGCACCTAGAAAGGGTCCTTGTATAGGTTGTAGGATATTATATAATTCAGCTAATGTAGTTATTCTATAAATATATAAACCATTATACTCTTCTTTATTTAAAATTAGAGTAAATTTCTTTTTTCCACTAGCTCTAATATTATATAATGTATTTGATTGTTTATAATTAATACTTGGAATACCTAATGCTTGTCTATTATCAGTGTATGATTTCCATTCAGGATCAGTAAGAGCACCTGTTCCTGGAACTAATACTGCTGCTCCTGCAGGAACTACAGGAAAAAATGCATCAACTGCAGCAACAGAAGGAGCACCAGCTTGTATTGCTGTTTCAATTCTTAAATTGTCACCACCACCTTCTTGAATAAAACTACGATCAAAGCCTCCTTCCAATGACTGATCCCATGATGGTGGTTCTTCCTCTTTTTCTTCCTCTTCATCTTCATCAAATTCCTCTTTTTCTGAAGTTAAAGAATCTGCACCTCCTTTCATGGCCTCAATCGGTGCTTCATGCCCAGGAAGGGGTACAGGAAGAAGTGAATTTGTATTTATATTATCACCTGATCCTCCACCCCTCATTGGTTCAATGGGAACAGGATTTGGATTTGCTGGCAATAAATCACCCATCTATCCATAGATTGAAAATAAAACGGCTTAAGAGCGCATAACACTTCCTTCTAGCAAACAATGCAAGCGGAATTCCGTCCCCTTGATATGGACATGGCTGCTTCTCTTCCTAGTCAAGGGCAAGGACAGCAAGGACAGGGGCAGCAAGGGCAAGGACAAACACGTAAGCGCAAGATCTTTTGTAAGCAGGAATTGATTGTAAATTCTCTGCAAAAGTTCTATGCTGAACGGAATGATACGGATGAAATTCTTACACTTTTCCAAGGAACATCTGATTTATCTCTACGTCTTATTGATTGGTTTGTCACAAATTATGCAAAACGTCACAATACTTCGTATATTGTAGATAATCAGGAATTTATTGTCTATAATAACTACAAGTCGCAGCTAAAGGCATATTCAAAGAAGCTCTTTGACCCTTTTTGCCGTAGAGAGAGAATTCTCTTTCAAATTCCTAATCAAGAACCCTTCTTAACAACAGTAGGAAAACTAAATTTCTTTCGTTGGGCCCTGGAGAAAAATGTAATCACATATTTGAAGTTGAATACGGCCGCCGTGGAAAAGGAAATGAATGCAGCCATGCGCGAACAGAATAAACTTCGTAATAACACAGCAACTTCTACCACTTCAACAACATCCACTGTATCAGATACAACAGTAACATCAACTCTTACAGATATGTCACTTGGACAAAGTAGTCAAAGTAGTCAAAGTCAGGCAAGAGCAACGCGTCGTCGCACATCACCTAAGGAACTTGAGCAGGTCAAAAAGATGCACAAGCACGAATTTCAGATTGAGATGCGGTTTGATTAAATTTATTCATCCGATGGAACAACACGTGATTTTTTATTTTTCTTACGAGGTGGTTCTAAGTCTTTACTATACATATCTTCACGATATTCTTCATATTTGGTAACTTCATTTGCACTTTCATTTTCATTTGCACTTTCATTTGTATTTGCATTTTCATTTGTACTTGTATTGGGTGACGTATCTACAACAGATGATCTGCGATTAGAAGTAGGAACACTGCATGCAGAAGGAACAGTAGGTGCAGTTGCCCCAGGCGTATTATCTGGAACAGTCGGTGGAACAGTCGGTGGAACAGTCGGTTCAGTTGAATCTACATCAAGAGACATATCTACATCTTTCCCACAGCACCTACATCGTATTCGTTTGTGATTAATTGCTGTATAAATGAGACCTCCAAGTGAAGCAAGGAATCCAAAGATTCCTAGAACACCTCCAGTCGTTGAATCCATCCCTACTCTTATTTCCTATAATTTATATCCATCTTGTTTAACTGAGGTTTCATTGTATCGTATGCATTGAGTGTATCCAAATTATTAGTTGTTACATATTCATTTGTGACGTATCGTGTAGTATAAGTTCTATTTAACAGACGTTTTGACTCTAAAAGACCACGATCTGTCCTCTCTTCATAGACGGATGCACGAAGTTCGCGTGCAACATTTGTAGGATCTGTTGTAATATCATATTTCTCAAAAAAAGGATTTTGTCCCAGAGCTTGAGAATCCATTGCAGTATTTGGAACAAATGGTTGGGCCTGCAGATAACTCCTAAAATCTGTACGAGTATTGATAGGATTCATATCCATAAACGCGCGCTGACCTCGCACATCGGGGCGATCATTTTGCAAAGAAGGTGCGTCCGTTTGCCATTGTTCAACATGAAGTGAATTAATTTGATCTTTTACATTAACTTCACGCCGAGCTCTAGGAGCAAAGCAGGGAAGTGGTAGAAAAGGCATTCGTTTTTGGGCCTCTGTAAGTTCCATCCTAAACAACACCTACTATCTTTATCTAAGAAAGATGTTTGTTATACCTTTTTTTACGAAGTCTGCAATTCCATCGCAAATTCAATGGGCCTTGGAACCAACCTATCTTTTTTTAGAGAATCGTGGAAAAAATCTATGGACGATTGATGCAACTATGGATGAAATTCTGAGTGAATGGCTTCCTCAAAATGGATTTGTAGTTAAACGGAGCTGGACTGACTCTACACGACTCTATGTAGAAGTGGATGTGGATCAAATGAATTTAAATGCATTTTATACTTTTGAAGAACTTACTAGAAGGCAAGAAAAGGGAACAGAAGAATGTTGGCGTCCCTTTTTACGTTTAAAATGCAAGGATTCAGCAGAGGAGCATTTAGACACTCATTGGTTTCAGGGGCTTGATCCTGTTTTAAAAGATGTTCTTTTTCAGGTAAATAAGTAAAAAGAAAGCCTTAAGGATACGCACGATCTATAGATAATGAACAACAATCGCACTAAGACTCATAGAAAGACAAATGGCAGTTCTACAGATTTGAGTGGATCTGCATTTGCCACAAATCTTGCCGCAACAACAAATACTTTTGTAAATTTCTTAAATGATGAGGCAAATGGAGCCTATCGTCGTCCTTGGCACCGTTTGGAGCGTGGCTTGAGAATTAATCGTCTGAAGAAATTTGCAGATGAGGAAGGTGCAAAGCTTAGTCTAAGTGCAGAAGACATTGCAAATCTAAATGCTCTTTTGTTAAAGGCGCACAATGATAAGAAAATTTTGAACAGTAAGACATCAGTTATATATGATGTAGCGGAGGAGAAAATTAAAGAGATTAAGGGTCTAGTTATGCATCGAGGTGCAGACGGAAAGGTGTTGTTTCAGGTATTAGAAAAGAAGAATGCTGTAACATTTCGTAGAAAGCAATCTACTGCAGCTGCTCCTTCAGGTGCAAGTGATTTAAGCGTAAGCGGCACAGTAAATTTAAAGGGGCCTAGTAGCGAATGAATGGGTATGAAATGTTCAGGTCGGTTGCAGACTATTTGGATTCACAGGAAAAAGAAGAAGCACCTTCATTCCATGCGAGTCTAGCAGGAATATGGTGGGAATCCGTTACAAAGAATATTGAACTCTTTGTAACAGATTTCAATAAAGATGAAATTACAGAGGTTGAAGAAATTATTGAAGTTGCCGAGTCATTTTATGATACTATCACTGCGGCTGCACTTAGAACTAAAGGAAATAAAGAAGGAAATAAAGAAAGTAAAAAAGAAGAAACTAAAGAAAAGATTAAGGCTTTATGTGATCGTCCGCAGATTGAGCAGAGAACCGACGAATGGTATGCCGAATATTCACAAATTTTATCTGCAAGTGAGCTCTGGCAACTCTTTGCATCTGAGAGGCAGCGTGCGCTACTTGTCTTAACTAAAGTCAATCCATCTACATTTACTGGATCGCGTCTAAGTTGTTATTCAAGTGAATTAGGTCCAATGGATTGGGGTGTGAGATTTGAGCCAGTTGCAAAGTTGATTTTAGAAGATCTCTGGAAAGTCAAAATTACGGATCTTGGTCGTTTGAGACATTCTACAAAGGCCAAACTTGCTGCCTCACCCGATGGACTAATTACTGAAGGGCCCGATGATCTATTGGGAACACTCCTTGAAATTAAGTGTCCTCTTACGAGACTTATTGGCAAGGAGATTCCCAGTAAATACTGGTATCAGATGCAACTTCAAATGGAAGTTGCAGACATTGATGAATGCCAATATGCAGAATTTGTCTTTGATTCACTACATGCAAAGAATATGGAAGCATCTGATCTTTCAGGAAGTTTATTCAAGGGGCTTGTCTATTTTGTTCAGAATGATACTACACATCAAACAAAATATATCTATGGGCCGTTGAATCAAATGAAATGGACTCCACCTTTGGAGGATGGCTGGGGAGTTCTTGAAAAGATTCCCTGGTATTTAACGGATATGCATACGATTCCAGTCAAGCGCGATAAAGTATGGTTTGAGAGAATTCAGCCGCAAATAGAAACATTTTGGGACGATGTTGCAAAAGCAGTAAAGGGAGATTTTACAGTTCCTGAAAGTACTAGAAAAAAGAAGACTCCTGTTTGTGCATTTATTGATTAGTTTATAATGCAGGAGTTTCATAGAAATTATTAATTAATTCATGGAATGGAGCTGTACAAGAATCTGCAGATTTTCTTTTATAATTGTTCGTGACCTGGGCATAGTTGCTCACGAGTTGCATTTTACTCGCAAAATCAGACTCGTAGCAACAGCCACTTGCAGGGCCATGTAGAATATCATTATCTTTTGCTGCATCCTTCAAGACACCCTCAAGCAAATGATACGGTTTTCTGGGATTCTTAAGACCAGTTGCCGCAGGTCCAAATTCAGGAACAGGTGCATCGGGCAATACATCTTCAGGACTCAAATAATCACCCACGCCTTTTCCGCCACCTGTGCCTGCATCTAAGACACCTGAAATAAATCCTTCACTTACCAAGGATAGATTTGAGGTTGATGCAAGAACTGAAAAAAGAAGTAGTATAAGTGCTGTTAAGAAAAGTAAATGTCTATGTGCAACCATTTATCTACTATCTAATTACTCTGAGCATATTTTATTGTATATTCGCGTGCCTTTGAATCAAATTGAGCGCGGTCATTACGATAAATATGCGCGATTTCAGGCACAAGAGGATCATCTGGATTTGCATCTGTGAGCAGACTCAAAATAGAGAGAAGTACCTTGCTAACGGTGAGCGCAGGCGACCATTGTCCCTTAAGAATATCAAGACAAATTCCTCCGGCTGAGCTGATATTGGGATGATAAATCTTCGTCTGGAAGGTTACAACCGGAGCACGAAACGGATAATCCATTGGAAACTGAATTCGGAGCTTGAACATGCCGCCTGCGTATGGACTTGCATCAGGTCCAAAGATGATGGCTTCCCAGAGATAGAAATCATCTCCAATAGGCCCGGCGCTGCAATTTGCAGGAGGATCTGCCTTCAAATCTTCCCATTCCTTCTTGATACGGCGAGCTGACATTTTTATTTACAGCCTACCGTGAATAAAATGCCGTCAAATTTTAGTGCCCCTTTAGTAGAAAGTATAAAATGAACTACATGTCATTGATCGCGGAGTTTTTTGGCACCTTCTTGCTCTTAATGAGCATCTTTGTGACGGGTAATGCTCTTGTTATTGGTTTGACGCTCGCTTTAGTCGTATTCTTAATTGGCGACTTGAGTGGAGGACACGTCAATCCTGCAGTAAGCCTCGCGATGTTCCTGAATGGCAGCCTGTCAAGCATGGAGCTCGGTTCCTATGTAGTTGTCCAGGCCTTGGGTGCCGCCACAGCCTATTATGTCTATAAGGCTCTGGCGTAAAAATAACTTTTATATATGAATAGTAGAAAATGGATATTTATACTAATTTATTCTGGCTTAGTTCATTGCTTTTTATTGCATTATCTTTTTATTTACTATGCTGTACAAAAAGGACTCCTATATTTTATGCACAGATTGCCTCAGGATGCGGTATGTTTATAACTAGTAAAATTGGACGTACATTTTTAGGATTAGAGTAAGAAGTTATAGAATCCGACGACCGATAACAAATGCAGCAAGACCAACATAGGCCAATGTTACAATAAGACCTTCCACTGGATAGATTCTTTTTACTTCACTTTTTACTTCACTTGCTTCTCCTTTTTCTTTCAAAGAACAAGGACAAGAAGTAAATCCTTCCGCACAGGCCCCAATTGCAGATCCATCGCGACAAAAAAGCTTCGGTTCTGCATCAAATTCAGCCTGTGTTAGATATAGCGGATTTCCCTTTTTATCTATATCTTGAACCCAACGAGTCTGCATAGGTGGGCCAGACGCAGAATCCAACGGTCCAACAATCCAGCTACTTCCATCTTCCGATTGTGTCCGTCCTTTTACATCTCCCACAGGAAGAGTGACTTTTTTACATTTCGGATATCCTGATCCAACAAGAGCATTAAAGATCGGCACAGGATTCAATGCATCTTGTGCATCTTCAAGAATTCCTGGAGCAAGCCCACGAAGACCAGGAAGACCTGTTGAGGCTAACGCCTTTTTTACTTTCGGACCAAGTGAATTTCCAGTAGGAATTCCGCTGACATAATACCACATATCTGCTCCATTACCGCATCTGAGTCCCGTTCGCAAGAAATAATTAATTCCAAGCGGATACGGTTTAGTGTCCATTGAGGCAGTTAGAGAATTACTTGCCTCACCAAAACCAATCATATCCGTATAAAAGGCCGCGCCTTTCACTGCATTGATAACTGATTCAAGACTATCGCCGCGATGTACATTTATATTTCCTGGCAATGGAAGTTCTTCAGCAAAGTCATATTTAGGACCCATCAGACCCGGGTCATTATTTATTTTTGCTGTAGGTAATGCCATATCTCCCTTCTTTACAGGTCTAAATAATTGAGACAGAATATATAAAGTAACGAAATAAAATAAATGATTCCGCCCCTTACAGTTGCAATTCCTACGATGAAACGTTGGGATAAATTCTTAATCAAATATTTACCTGTTTATCTAGAAAGCCCTCAAGTTACAAAAGTTTTAATTTGCGATGAAACGGGTGAAGACATTGATGCAATTGAAAAGAGTCAGTGGGCAAATCATCCAAAGTTGATTCTTCATAGAAACAAAGAACGTCTTGGCATTTATCATAATAAGCTTCAATGCATTGAACTCTCACCAACGGAATGGGTTGGAGTTTTTGACAGTGATAATTTCTTTCCGCAGGAATATTTTGATACACTTGAAGATCTTTGGACCCGTGAAGGGGCCAATCAGATGAAATTCTACGCATGTGGAAATGCCATTTTCATTAATGAAAATACAAATGCAGCAACAAAACCACTTGAACGCTTTCGTGGGCTTACATTAAATAAAGAAAACTGGAATACTATTTTTTCACAACCTTTTTGGAATTTTTTGCTGAATGATGGAAATTGGGTTGTTCATCAGTCGGTTATAAATGTTTTGCCAAGAAATGTTCTTGATAAAGATATTTTAGCGGCCGATGCAATTTATATGGTGCATACATTTGTAAAGGCAGGCTATATCTTTCATATTGATCCTGATTTGTCATATTATCATATTACTCATAATGGAAGTACATGGACAGCAACTGCAAAAGATTCCTTAAGGATTTTCAATGAAACAAATTGGTTTATTTAAACCGTTATACTAAAATTTGACTGCGGAAAATTGGCGTAAAGAAGATAAAAAAGAAAACAAGAATGGAAAGCCTTTTCCCCGGGAAAAAGAACCCCTTTCTGCATGATACAATTTGGGATAAATATCAATGGGAGACTTCTACTACTGATTTATCTCAAAAAGACCAAAAAAGTGAAGTTAATACATGCAAATGTCAAGAAAATGAAGAAAATATAATTAATGATGAATATAATATCTGTAAGCTCTGTGGAAATATCCTAGATAGAACAATCGAGGCGACCGCCGAATATCGCTTCTTCGGCCATGATGACCGAAGCAGCAATGATCCATGCCGAATTGGACCTCCAACAGACTCCAGATTTCCCTCATCATCTCTTGGAACAATCATCTTAACTAAAAGCAATGGCGGTACTGCCTCTGCCCGTCATGCAATGGTGCGAATTCGCAGATATCACACCTGGAATATGCTTCCTTATAAAGAAAGAGCACTTCTACAGGTCTATGAAATGCTTGCTCTAGCTGCAACAAACCATGGATTAGATCAAAGTGTAACTGACAGTGCAAAGAATCTATATGTACAGCTTGTCGAGCATTGTGATAAACGCGGCCTTTCAAGAATGAGTGTAATTGCAAGTTGCATGTATGCATCTCTAAAGAAAGTCGGTCAGCCAAGAAAGCCAAAGGAAGTTGCAGAAATGTTTCATTTGACTACGGCCCAATTTACAAAATCCTTCAAATATTTTCAGGAGGTTCTTGCACTTGCGCAGCAGAGAGGATTAATTAAAAATGATGATACACCTGCTAATTTTGAGAGTACCCGGGCCAAAGACTATATAAGTTATCCTCTAAGTCTATTGCCTATTTCAAGAAGTGTATTTGAAGAACTTCGTGAGTCTGCATGTGAGATTGCAACATATTCTGAAGAAAATGAATTAAGTCCTGAAAATATGCCACCTTCTCTTGCAGCTGGAGTGATTTCCTTTGTACTGTTGCGTAAGGGATATACAGAGATTGCATATGATAAAATTGCGTCTGTTTGTGGAGTCAGTGAAGGGACTCTGCAGAAATGTTTGAGACGTCTTGAAGTTCATAAGAAGCGCCTAGAAGAATTCATACCAAATATTGTAAAAAAGGAAGGAAAGGAAGGAAAGGAATCAAAGTAAAATAAAACTCCTAAGTAAGTAGGAATGGGAGCAGGATCATCAACAGCTTCCCGAGATTCAATAACACGACAAGTCATTCCAACACAGACCCTAGTCAATAGGATCTTTAATTGGATGATGACTGAAATTGAAATTCAAGACTTATTAAAGTTATCAAATCCAAATGAATGCAAGAAATATATTTTTTTTACAAAGCGAGCCCTGGATAAGGTGTTTGATCAGATTGAAGTGCAGCCAAAGATGGGACCAAAAAATACACTCTATTTTGAATCCATTAAGAACTTAGCAGAATTTGGTGATCAGACTATCGCAAAAAATCCTAAGTTGCGTGAGCTAAAAGAACTGCGTGATAGTAATTGTTTATACTTGGCCTATTATATTGTTCGTATTTTTCAGATTTTTGGAGCCCTGTCACTTTCAGTAATTGATGCGGTCCCTGAAACAGTTACATACCAGCAGGATATTCAAGCAGGTCTTCCTGCAGGAATACGTCGCCCTGGACTTTTTGTGAAGCGTGGTGGTGGAAAACATGTTGGTCCTGCAGATGAAGATAAATTAGGAGGATTTTACACATATTTTAAGAAATATTTTTTCAAAGGAGATCCTGTAACTGGCTCAACCGAAAGAGCTGAAGATATTGATTTCTATGTAATTATTACTCCTGAACAAAGCAAACAGAAGTTTCCTGAAGGAAAATCAGATACTCTCTATTATTATCCTGAATCGGCAGAAGATCCTTCAGGTCCAAATAATTCATCATCTTCATCTAATTTAACATATCAGATACGAACCGGTTCATATGTGAGTGCAACTGCAAGTGTTTCAGGCGATGCAAGTAGTTTAACATTAACAATTGATAATATATCGTATGTATCTAGTGGATCAACAATTCCATTTGAAGGAAAAACATTTGCACTTCCTTTTACAAATGAAGGACGACTTGGATTAGTTGTAAAATTCTCTAATCAGAATATTCAACTTCCTTTTGTCTTAAAAGAAATTCTTGGGCAAATGACAAGTAAAAAGGCAATTGATAAGACATATGAAGAAATTTTATCCAAGCGATTTGGAGAAAAAAGAGAGGGTGTGCGTGAAGGCAGAGAATCTGAATCTTATCGCGGTAGTACAACAGGAGTTGAGAGAAGCTACGATGAAGGTGGAACACCTGTTGGACTTGCATGGACACGAATCAAAGATTTTTTGAAATCACGGCCAAAGACATATTGTATTGCACGAGCCCTGCAACTGTTAAATCCTGCTCTTCAAACAACAATTCGCCAGGACATTGGTATTAAAAGTGATGTCTGTATTACAGATTCTCCCTTTGCAAAAGAAGGATCTGTTCCAAATTACGGACAGAAAATCACACAATCAGTTGGAATCAAAGCGCTTAATACACTTTTCTACGACACACTTGAAAAATCTGCACCTACTGTTTCTCTTGCAACAAGAGAGAAATATCAAGCCTTTTTAAAAGTTATGGATGATATTTATTCTCCTGAATTAAAAGAGAGACGTGTAGATATTAAATCACTTGATGACATTATCAGCAGAAAGTTTCCTCAGTGTTCTGATGCTGAAAAGAAAGTGAAACGTGATCTGCTCATTAAATCTCAAGGAGATCTCAATCAAATCCGAAAGGCTGTAGCAAATCTTATTAATTATCAAATGAATCACACTGCAAAGGTTATGAATATTCTAAAACAGATGTTTGTAATTGATTCACAAGGTCAAATTAAGGGGCTGAATCCTTCTATTGAGCGTGGAGGCATGGCTGCTGTAAATAAGATGGCAGAACAGGCTCGCGAACTTCTAATTAATTATTATAGAAACTGCGAGGGTATTTATCGTCTGGGCGCACTTGAATTATTTAAGACAGAATCTTTCAAGAAACATATAACGACTGTATAAAATTTGAAAATAATGTACTCGGCTGAAGTTGTATAAAAAATGTCTATAGTTCAGGAACTTGAAAAGAAGAATGAGTGTGAGCGTCTAATTAAGAATATTAGCCAAGGTCTTCCAGCATTCCTTTCAACACATTTACATATTAATCTGACCACACAAGATTTTCTTGAACTCATCAAATTGATTCAAGATAATTTTGATAGATTAAAACCCCATTTTCAGGGAGTTGTTTTACCCAGTGATATGAAAGTCTGCAAAAAGATTCGTAATATTCTGGCCCATCAAAATAAAACAACGATTGATTTTCTGAATTATGCAGTTACAGTTCTAAATGTATGTCAGAAGGCATTTGGAATTACAAGTGCAATTGTACCTCTTCGTGTTCTTGCCTGTAAGAAATGTCGTACAGTAATCACACGGACTGCTCAGCCGAGTCTAAACTTCAAGGATTCGGATGGAAAGAGAAATAAAACTGCACGAACCTATGATGTTCAGTCATGGGTTGTTGCAAATCAGCGAGGAGAAGTTGCAAAGAGAGAAGGAACATGGTATCCTGGATGGGTTTCAACAAAAACATATTGTGCAAGCTGTCGTATGCGAAATATTTATACGAACATTGGACTGAGATTTGACTGGGCACCTGAAGATCGTATTGATCTAACTGTGACACCAGTAACTTATCTTCTGGATAGACAAGCAATGGTTGTTACATATCCAGATGGTTCAATTCGTGATCTGACGCATGTTGTATCAGATGGTGAAGTGAGACGGCATCGGTATATACTTTATGAGAAGGAACTGTATGAAGCAGTTTAGATCCGTGCTTATTTTAAATTGCCTGCATACACTCTAGAACCTGTGTAAAAAGGCCATTCTTTCCTGCTGCCGACCTCCCCCAATTTATATCCCAACAGAGAATATATACAACTTTTTCCGATTTATTTAGATGTACCATTTTCTTAAATGAATCAGACAACTCCTTTGGCAGAGCCGCTGTAATATGTGTCTCAATTGAGATATCTACACCACGTTTTACGATTGTAAGAGGAATATCTAGATCAGATAATAGTTCCTCAACTGATGCCGCTACAGGGAGAAAAATTGCATTCTTATCAGTTTGAATAGCCATTGCCTTGATGAATTTTGCTGCATCCTTCTCTAGCATAAATCCAATAAGATAGGCCCGTTCCGTAAGTTCATACGGCTTGCCTGTTTGATAATGCTTACCTTTTGAATGATGTCCTGCTTGACTATTTATTGTTAAGAATCCAGCTTTATTTATTTTTTGTAAAAGAGGAAGATATTTTACCATTAAAGGGTCTTCTTCTTTTATTTTTTCTGCAAATGAGTCTTTACCAAACATGATAACGGCCGCGGCACAGGCCTCTCGGAATTTCATCTACTATATGAAGCAGTCTAAAAGAAAAACCATGGACGGAGACTAAAAAACTGTTGAGGATTGAAGTTATATGCATAGAGCGAATAGGGTGCATCAGCAGTCCAGTTTATAGAATCCACTGGTACAGAACTATCTGTAAGCATAACTGAATATCCAGATGAATCTATAATTTTTTCAATTGCATCTGCAAGACCGAGAGGATTATCAAGACGAGCTGTTGGTTCAAACCAGGCCCATAAAAGTTCTCCAATTTTATTTGTACGTTCGATATGAATATGAAATGTATCTGTAATTGCAGCATAGACTGTTCCACCTTCAATCTCTTTTTTATAGAGAACTGTATCGGAACGTGTTACTGGTAAAGTTCCTAGCCAATGACCGGATAACGTTGTTTGTCTTAGACCTTTAAAAAGATTCCAACTTTCTTTTGTTTCTTTTGTTTCTTTTGTTTCTTTAGCTTGAACTATTTGAATTGTCTTATCTGATTTAAATTTAACATGGCGTGAAAGATATCGCCCCGTCCAAATGGGTGGCAAAGAAATAAGTGGAAGACCTTCTTTTTGAAAGAATTGAATCTGTCGTCCTTTTTTACTGGAATATGCATCTAAGCATAGAAGCAAATGGCTTCCAAGACCTTTTTTTCGTTCCAATTCAGTTACACAGAAAAAATCAATAAATCCTGTATTTTGGAAAGAACGAAGTTGCCATGATTTGCCAAAATCTGAACAATGTGTAAGTGTTCCAAGAGGACGACTTATAATACATCCCACAATGAGATTTGTTTTTTTACTATATGCAACTACGACAATCCAACCATTCCGAATTCCTTTTTCTAATTGATCTTCCGAGAGCATGCATCTAGATTTCTGCGTAATTCTAAAGTTTTCAGTTAAAAAAATACAGAGCGCACTATATGAAATAGACATGCAGAGTTCCACAGTATAAAAAGGACTTGAAACAGGTAGATTAACAGGAGTTTCACGATAAATATAGGGATATGCGCGTTTTTGACGATTTTTACAGGATGGAAATAAAGATAACCAATGTGGCCCTGGTGATAGTTTCCAAAAGGACATTCTCCTTTACTACTTGAAATTATATATTTTACTTAAGTAGAATGCCTTCACTTTCACCTGCGTCTGTAGCTGGTTCTTCTGTTCTTACAAATTGGCCTGGTGGTATTGGTGATCCTCGCCAGCCGATGATCTCTATGGTACCTACGTCTGGTGGTGCTAGACGTAAGACGCGTAAGGCAAGAAGTCGCAAGGCAAGAAGTCGCAAGGCAAGAGGTCGCAAGACAAGAGGCAGAAAGTAATACTTTAAGAAACTCAAATAAATTAATTAAAGAATGGTTTTAAAATTAATAAATGCAGATAATCGTCATCTTGCATTATTTCCTTACAGTCCAAAATTAAAATTTGTACCTGAAAATTCAATTATTCTAAATACATTAGTACAAAATAATCCAAACCTGAATATACCCAAAGATCAGGTAACAATGTCAGTTCTTATAAATATGTATAAAATGAAATTTATAGGATACTCATATGAATATTGTCAGTATCCAAAGGACGAATTACCTTTTACTGATAAAGAACGTGTTATTTTTTGGATAAAAATATGGGCTTTGATAAAAGAACTTGAGAAACCTGAATCAAAGAAATATACAACAATTGCCTTTATAGATTCAGATGCATGGGTACGCGATGAGCGTAAATTTAAAGAATTTGTAGAAGAATTTGAAAAAAGTTCCTATACTCTTGCAAGTCCAAAAGATGTTCAACAAGATTCTAATTCATCTAGATTAAATAGTGGATTTATTATTGTAAAAAATAATGAAAAGGCACTTATGATTTTAAAAGATATCTTTTATAATCCATGTTATTCAAAATTTTACTTACATCATCATCATGAACAATCTGCAATTAGTCTATATATGAATGATCATCCTGAAGATATTCAAGAATTATCTATACATGATTTTAATACACCATGTGGTTCAATTGTCCGTCATTGTTGGATAAAACATTGGACTGAACCAATGATGATAGATGAAATTTATTCTATCTTTACAAAATTTGCACTTGGTTCTATTATATCTCCTGAATATTCATTTAGAAAGCCACAATATATTTATTCAGAATAAGTGAATAAAATTGAGCAATTACGTGCCTTAAGGTAAATTAACTACGTAAATAAGTAAGTAAATAAATGGAGACAAAGACTAAACCTCTACGATGCGCACAGAAGGACTGCAAGAAGAAACTTGGACTCCTTCCGTTCCACTGTAAGTGTGAAAAAGACTATTGTGCAAATCATCGTGCTCCAGAAGTGCATAATTGCAACTTCAATTATCATGAAGATGCAAAGAAATCACTTTTGAAGTATATGAGTACTGCAATTATAGGACAGAAGATGGAAGCAATTTAAATAAGAGAATATTCTAATTATAGAATGGATCCATCTTTTTTAGTAAATCATCTAGAAAACTCTATTATACATGCATTTTATAATAGATCAAATGTTTCAAGTGAAGTTCTAGCAATTGATGGAATGTCTGGTAACAAAACACGTCATCTTTATAATAACATTTGCAATTTACCGAATGTGACTTATCTAGAAGTAGGTACATGGAAAGGATCTTCATTTATATCAGCACTCTACAAAAATACAGATTTAAGCGGTATTTGTGTAGATAATTGGTCTGACTTTGGTGGGCCAAAACTTGATTTCTATAAGAATCTATGTACGCACATTACAAATAATAAATTTAAAGTTATTGATAAAGATTGTTGGAAAGTTACTAAAGATGATATAGGTCCGAGTTCAATTGATATTTATTTATATGATGGCGCACATACATATGAAGATCAAAAGAAGGCAATAACGTATTATCATCAATTTTTTTCAAAGTATGTTATTATTATGGTGGATGATTGGTGGTGTGAAATGATGGATGCAAAAAAAGGAACACTTGACGGCCTTACTGAAATGAATATGAAGAGACATTTTCAATATGAAATTCCGATGGTAAATTCATCAACCTATCATCAAGGTGGTGATACGTTTTGGAATGGATGTGGAGTCTTTCTATGTGAAAGAACTGATATTTGATAAAAATCGTAACATAGAATATAAGAATGGCTGATCCTCCTAGAACTCCTCCTCGGCCGCCGCGTAATCCGAATCCTCAGCCACCGCCTGCACCGCAAAGACCCCCTGCAGGCCCTCGTCGTCCTCCGCCTGTACCTTTACCACCAGCAAATCCTGGAGGAGCACCTCCGAATGCACGTCTTCCTGTGCATCCGCCTGTATTTCCTCTTGGTCCTGGCGGCCCTGTTTTACCCCCTGGTGGCCCTGTTTTACCCCCTGGTGGCCCTGCTCCGCCTGGAAGACCTCCTGGTGGAAATGGTAGAAGACGTAAAAATCGTAAGACTAGAAAAAATCGTAAGACTAGAAAGAATCGCAAGTAAATTTCATACACTTCTATAGAATGTCTAGTCCTCCTAGAGAACAAGTACGCCCATCTCGGCCAGGCCCTGAACAAAATGCGTTTAATGCAACAAGAACTAGAGCTCCTCCTCAAAATGCTGAGGCGGCAAGACATGCTCGCGAAGAAGAGAAAAGATTAAATCCTAAGACACCTCCTGTTAAGAAGAAGTCGTCTAATAAAGATAAAAAACGTAAGACTAGAAAAGATCGTAAGACTAGAAAAGATCGTAAGACTAGAAAAGATCGTAAGACTAGAAAAAATCGTAAGAACTAAGCTTTTTCCTTATATGCTAAATACATTGGCACGAGAGTCGGTGACCAGCGGCCCATTAAACGAGTCCTCCGAGGATCAAACCAAGCGAGTTCATCTTTCTCTCTCCGATCCTTTTTAACGCGTGCAAACGCCTTTGGATGTTCATTGAGCCACTCAAATTCTGCAAGAGCATTCTCGAGCTCCTTGCTTGTAATAACACCATGGAATACATGATATTGAAAATAAGTATTGGGAGGATAATCAGGCTCCGTATTCTGTAGAACAAGGCCTGTATGTTTTAAAGATACATAGTCCCTAACCTTCGCTTCTTCTTCAACTTCACGCAATACATTTTCCTCCAAAATCTTCATAATTGGCCACCGTGGATGAGCAAGACCATCTTTCCCTTCCATTTGACCCTTCGGAGCCTCCCACACTTTTCCTTTGGGATCCGCACCAAATGCCTTTACAACTAAGAATCTCTTTGCTTCAGGATGTCCCTGCTCATTAATGAAACAGGCAGATCGGAGATAGACTCTCCAACCTTCCGTGGGATGTTCAACGTAGAAATAATGCTTATGCGGTGCATAGGCTAAGCTTGCTGCACCGCGTATAAGTCCAGGCTGAAATACATCATAGATTGGAACAACAGGCTTTGGCATCCGTAAAGTATTTATTAAGGATGTGTAAATAAAAGTAAATAAGCGTACTCAAAACCCACTGCCGTCAAATCCACATAGGAATCATATTTCCACCCAACAACTTGTGCAGCAGATACAATTTCACTAATTGCAGGCATTGTAAGAATATGTTTCTGCCGACGAACGGAACCATCTTTAAAACGAAATGTCTCACGGAATTCTGCAACAGGATCAAATAAATCAAATACGCCCTCGTATTTAAATCCATCAAAATTAACTTCAGATTTACGAATCCGCTCTTTTGCATATTTTTGCATTGAAAAGGCAACAAAGGGTGAGGCAGAATCAAGCATCGGATCAAACTTATATTTATTGACAACTTCAATGGCCATCATGCCTCCAGGGCGAACCCAAACAAACATATTACGGAAAAAAGCTTCAATGTCTCGCATGTAATAAATAACAAAATATAGACAAATTGCATTCGTAATTTCTCCAGGTTTTACGATCCCTGCATCTAAAAGATTTCCTTCACGAAATTCAATAAGATCTTTTTGCGCCTGTGTAAGAGTACTATCTTCTAGCGTAATCTTCTTTGTCCGCTGAATCATTGATTTACTGAGATCAACGGCAATAACTTTCTTTGCATTTAATTTTGCCAAGGCTGCAGTCGCAATTCCTGATCCACATCCTGCATCCAAGAAAGTCATAGACTCAATGAGAGCCCCTTTAGCCTTGAAGGCATGAAGAGCAAGACCCACTTCGGCCTGTAGGCGAATGGAACTCTGTGTCAATTGATCATAGACTTGGCAGTAGAAGTCATCAAACAGCTCAGGAGGTTCCAACCATTTTACTACTGTAGAGTCAGCGATTGACTTTTCTTCAGAAGAAAACCCCTCTTTAGTTTCAAAGTCTCTCACTTTCATCCGTGAATAGACAATAGCAGCCCAGTAATTTATAAAAAGGATTATCATCACTGTTATAAAAATGACTAGATACCGATCCATCTATTTACTTCCTAGTTTTCGTGTTTTTCTGCAGGTGCGCGCTCGTTTTGATTTTGAACATCCACTTCTATGATTTGCAAGTACAGTGCATAAATCTGCAAATTTGGTGCGATTCACAAGCTCAAGTTTCCTCTCCATTTCGCATCGCATTGAATACATAGATCGTATTAAGGCTGCGCGAGAATGGATTGCACCTTTAAGGCCAGCCTTTTTTGAAAGCTGCAGCCAGAGTTCTCGCCATTCAGTAAATGGCAATGAGTCTCCAATTGACAGAAAAAACTCCCTGTAAAACGGCATTCGTTCTTCAGGGCGAAAGAGATTCCAGCGGTTCAATTCATCCTTTGTAAGACCGGACGACCGTGCAGGTGCATCAGGCATGGGGACCGTATTTCGGCTATAGCGACTTAATGGATGATTTTCTGCAATACTGAATAAAAAGATCCATCCAGGAAATTCAGTGCGCGTACAACCACTCTGAAGACTTTCTTCATAGAATTTCTTAACAGACTCAAAGCTCGGATCTGGATCCTTTGTCTCTCCCTGTGATCTCAGCTTTCTATTCACTAAATTATGGATCTTCCAGAGCCACCTTGCAAGTGCATCTTGTGATGAGATATCCAGAGGTTCTTTCTCCATATATTCAGTTAAACTTGCGCGACAGAATTTACAGGGTAGAACAAAAGGAAGCGTGCGAAAGAGTGATTCCACAACCTTTCGCTGACTTGGTTCATATGAAAATGTAATTTGATGGAGAAATGTCCATCCTGATGGGCCCCAGAAACGCGTGTCCATCTTCCTATCAACACTTACGACATTCCGTAGCCTGATAAGCTCAAGGGAGCCAAGAATGGCCGTACAGTAGAACTGAGAGACTCCTCGGCCTTGCACTTAACTGTCGTCGGCGGGCAGACGGGACGAGGGCACGGCGCAGGCTGAGGACACTGCGTCGGTGCAGGGCACTGCACCGCTGGGCAACGAGGACGAGGGCACGGAGGGCATTCACCCTGCTGCTTGGAGCATGCACTGCTGTCAATAATGACCGGCTGCGGCTTAGGGATACTGCTCCGTAATACATATTTACTGAGATCAGGCACAGGCGGCACCTCAGACTTCAAGATATAGAGACTTAGATCGGGGCACTGATTTGCAGGCGGGATTGAAGACTTTAATACATATTTACTGAGATCAGGTTCGCGGCATGGAGGGCACATCACTCTAGTTCCACATGTACCGCAGCGTCTTCCACTACCTGAAGTAAAACCTTCAGTGGAACCCAGAAATTTAGACGAGCCGAAACCCATTAAATACCCAAGAACAAGGACAACAAGTAAAATGACCATTGATGTTTGAACGGAACTCTTCATTTCCCTACTAGTAAAGGCGGCGACTTATTGTCTCCAACCGGCCCATTCAACTGGAGGACATCCACAAACCTCGGGAAGTCCAGGATCCATCGTTGTTCCAAGTCGAGAACAGACCATTCGTGCATATCCACGCCAACTGAAGTTTGTTCCGACTTTGCTTGTATTCTCAAGACAGGCGAAATCTGCAGGATCTAGACCTCTGCTTTTGATCGCATTGCAGATTGATGTTGAACGATCCTTCCAATTTAAATGATCAGGGCCGGAATTCTTCTCTGTTAAATTGCCGCCACTGCCGCCCTGGATTTGCTGTATGGCCTGGTCAAACGCGCCACGAGGCTTATTCTCCTGCCCTGTAGAAGTATCATTCAGAGCATTCGGATTAGATGCAAGTATATTTACAATCTTGTCTGCATATTTTTCAAGTAGCGCAGAAGCTGCACTTGCACCGGAACTATCTCCGGATGAATAGGTTGGGAAGAGATTTGTGAGACTTGCAGGCGCATTAAATGATTTTAAGAAACGATCAAGAGGCTGTGAAGAATCTGAAATTGTAGGTAGAAACTGCGTTAGATCTTTCTTTGTAATGGGTACATCTGACGGAAGAAGTGTATTATTCTTTAATTGATTAATCAAATCACTTAGCTTCTGCTTGATTTGCGTAAGTGTTGAAATACGGGCCATATAGGTGGGATCTGTTGTTCCGCTGCTTGAAAGACGTGCAATTTCTGCATTTGTCGCATTCAATGCAGTCTGTAAATTATTAAGTGTTGCAGCTTCAGGCTTATCATCAGTCGCAAAGCCTTCAATGACACCATCTTTTAAGATACGTGCCTTCTTTTGTAAATAACTCAGATTTACACGAATTTCATTGAGTTCTTTTATAGTTAAAGTTGAAGGAAGTCCAGGATTACGATTTAAAAAAGAAACATCATCATCTAGACGCTGCAGATCTGCATGGAAATTGCTTATAGGAAGTTGAATGGCGGGATCACTTGAGTCACCGAGTTTCTCAAGTTCAAATGCATTGAACCCACGCATATCCTGCTGGAGAGAATAGACCTGCGCATATGTTCCTTTATCATTTACAGGATCTTGGAAAGGTCGTGATCCAACTTCAGGCATATCTCCAAAAGTTGAAGAGGGAAGAGAAGCAGCAGGAGGTGCGTACGGTTCGGCCTTTTCTCCTGCACCGATGGGTTGAGGTGGAGGACCGGGCTGAGGAGTTGCTAGAGGTTGAAATCCCTCTTTAGTATCGTTTAAAACGCTAGGGATCGCTTGGGTTGTATGTAAATACCCAACGAATAAAAGTAACGCCAATAAAAGGCTAATGAATACTAGGCCTTGCATCTATCTCAGGCTGATTTCTAATTTTTAATCTAACTATAAACTATACTAGATGCCGAATACAAGTTGGGTTGGATTTTCACCTTCTGCAGCTAAAAATGCAATAAAACAATTTAAGACAGATCGTCTTAAAAATATGATGACGAGAAAAAATAGTAAAAATGTCAGTAAGATAGACCAAAGAATTCAATGCGGTGTGTTTCAAAATGAAGAAGTAATGGACTATCTTAAGAATAATTTACAGGGAAATCAAACAGTTACAAAAGCGGTTACAGATCTTAAAGAATTCTGTAGATTGAGAGATGAAGGAAAGACACGTGTGAGTGGTGATAAATTAACAATGGCATATCTAACGATAGCCAAAGGGATTCAGGCAAATGAAGCCGCAAAAATAAAGACTTCAGTAAATGCAGTCGCGGCTGCTGAAGCCAGAGCGAAAGCAGAAAGAAATGCTGCAGCTGCTAATGCCGCGCGTCGTGAGGCTGCAGAAGTTGCAGAGGCTGCAAAGCAACAGGCTGCCGCTGCAGTTACAGCAGTAAATTCTCTTACAAATAGAAATACAACAGTTGCAAATATTAAGAGTAAATTTAATGCATTAAATAGCGCAATACGTAATCTCAAAGTAAATATGGGAAAACTAACAAATGCTAGAGTTGCTGCAAGGAAGACACGTAAGAATCGCAAGTAAATAAAACCTGGCGGATGCATGAAACACATGAATCAGCAATGTTTTAATTTTTAATAGATATTAATCTAAGGTGAGCATCCATAGCAAGGGATTGAATCCTTGCGTATATAGTCCGCATTATTTTCAAGTGTTGTCTTATATTCATTTCCTTGAGCCGTCGCAGCAGAGCAATCATCTGATCCTGAATTCAACGGCCCCAAGCTCTGATACTGGCTTGCCTTAAGTTCGGCAGATACACTATCCTTGATATCCTGCATCAGACTAGGACGGATTGAATTATAGAACATTGAATTAGAGTTCTGTACAGCACAAGAATCGGCTGCTGCAACTGTGGCCGCATTACTTGACATGGAAGACTTCTGATTGGTTGATTTCTTAAAGAGAGTTGCTAAATCTGACACAGTTAGATTTGATAGAGACGTTGTCGCCGTTATAGGTGTTCCTGTAGAGGATCCAGTGAGCCAATCCCAGCTCCATCCTGATGTATAATCATCTGAACCAAGACCTAATCCAAGACCTAATCCAGTGCCTAATCCAGCACTTCCATATCCAGGCCCACCACCGATTTTATTACCATTCCTATCATACAAGTTACCATCAACCCAGTTTCCTTTTGTATCAAAAAACCAATTGTGGCAGCTTGTAGGAATCTGTCCAATAATTGTCTTATTTGGATCTGTGATGGCTCCTGTTATACCAACAGAATATCCACATCCTTTGGGTACAATTGCACCACTGGGATTAAGAATATTTCCATTTATGCAATCAACTGTGTAAGTTCCAGGAAGAGTTGCAGGAGGACAGAGATCAGACGCTAATAACTTCTTCCAAACGCCTCCAACAAATCCGTATCCACTACATGCATTTGGTATAGATCCAACAATTTTATTTGTTTTATCTAATACATTTCCTGTAGAACTCTCAATCGTCCATCCACAGCCTGTAGGAACAAGAGCACCATTGGGATCATATATATCTCCATTTGTACAACTCACTGTATAATTTTTATTTCCACTTGCAGATACTACATTTGAAGTGGGACAGCCTGCTGAGTCAGTAGAAGAAGAGGAAGAAGAGGAGGATGAAGATGAAGATGAACCACTGGTTGCGCATACAAGAGGTGCTGAAGAAGTTCCAGCAGTATCTTGTGATCCTGCAGTGCCATTTCCAACAAAATCAGTAAGACCTGTTCCACCTAAGATTTTGATTTTATTTGCATCTGCAATATAAATAGTTGATGAAGCTAAACAGATTCCTGAAGGGTTAGTCAAACCACTTGATAAAAGTGTAGTGCTTGTTGTAACAACCGTTGTTGTCGTAACACTTGCAGCAGTAGTTGAGGTACTCGTCGTTGTTATTTTACGAATTGATTTATTTAACCCATCAGTAATATATAGATTATTGGATGAATCAATTGCAATAAACCTAGGACTACTAAATAAAGGAGGTTGAGTACTTATTGTTGGAGTTCCAACAGTGCTTCCAGTAATTACTGTAGTTACACTGCCATCTGTTGATCCTGTTGCTCCTCCTATAAATGTAGATACAACAGTTGAAGCTACAACTGCAGATGTTCCTGATCCAGATGCAGCAGTAAATGTTATTTTACGAATACAATTATTGCCTAAATCTGTAATATACAAGTTATTAGATGTATCGCAAACAATAGAGAGAGGACTACTAAATTTAGCATTTGTTGGTCCAGATGTAATATCTCCATTTGCAAGACCAAATGACCCAGCAGTTCCTGCAAGCGTGCTTACTGTGCCATTTGTTGATATTTTACGAATAACATGATTTCCACTATCAACTACATAGAGAGTTCCATTTGAATCAAATGCTAAGCCAGTTGGCATATTAAATCGCACTGGGGCAGTAGATGTTGCATCCGCTGAGTTTATAACTCCAGCGGTTCCGTCCCCACCAACTGTACTTACAACACCACTTGTCGTAATTTTACGAATCATATGATTATCTTTATCGGCAACATAGAGATTTCCAGTAGAATCAAATGCAAGTCCCATAGGATTCTTAAAAGTCGCAATCGTACAGCCAGCACCATTTGCAGAACCAACTGCTCCAGTACCTGCAAAGGTTGTTACAACTCCAGCAGGTGTAATCTTGCGGATTTTATTTGATGATGTATCCGCAACATATAGATTTCCAGCTGAATCACTTACCATTCCTGATGGAGAACTAAACATAACCATTGTAGCATCATAAAAATACTCTTTTATTTGCCGTAGTTGTAATAAAATTACAACAATGAGTAAGAGCAGTGGAATCAGTACTTTGTACATCTACTGGTAGGCCATAAAAATGAATGCAGTACGACCTCCAAAATATATCTAAGTAAAATCATATAAATGTTAAAATCCTGCTATAAAAATGATCAAAAGATTGAAGCAGGACTTGATGAGGTGGGGCGAGGATCTCTTTGGGGTTCTCTTGTGACGGCAGCAGTCATTTGGCTACCGGAAGATGAATGGACGCCTGATATTCGGGAACTCTCCAGCCAGATAAAAGATAGTAAAAAATTATCTGAAAAAAAGAGGAACCAGCTTTCTGAAAAAATAAAAGATGCTGCAATTGATTTTGGAATTGGAGAAGTTTTGGCGGCCGAATTGGATTCTAACGGAATGACATGGGCAAATCAAACGGCCTTCTATCGTGCGGTTCAGGCATTATCCGTTCCTCCTGATCGTCTTCTTGTAGATGGAATTCTTCCACTTAGAACTGAGCACTGTGGAGGTGCTGAACAGATTACAATTATTGAAGGAGATGCTCACTATATTTCAATTGCAGCTGCATCTATTCTGGCAAAGGTGCATCGGGATACACAAATAGTTGAATGGTGTGCCTCCAATTCACAGGTTGCAAGTGACTATGGACTTCTTTCCAGTAAAGGATATGGAACATTGGTCCATAGAACTGCAATTAAGCAAAAGGGGCCTCTTCAAGATCATCGTAGGCTCTTTCTGAGAAAACTTTTGGGCTATGATATTTATACTAGGGAAACTGTAAAGGGACAAAATTGTCTGATTCAAGATGAAGAAGACAATTGAGTTTATTTAGAATTATTTATTTAGTGCTTACGCTGCTTACGCTGCTTACGCTGCTTACGTGTGCCACGTCTGCGCCCGCCCAGCCAGTTATTTGCAGCATTCGTCGTGCTGCCATTTGTGGGCCCATTTGCAGAAACATTGACACCATTTCCATTCGCACGGCGATTGCGGCGAGTTCCAGCGCGACGGTTGCGACGAGTCATAGCCATTTTATATTCTATAGATAGATTTTTTAGTTCTTGCGGGTTCCACGACGATTCTTGCGATTCTTACGCGTACCCTTGCGATTCTTACGATTCTTGCGACTCTTGCGACTGTGGAGCGGGTTACCACGAACATTGACCGCGTTACGGGCGGCCGCGCGGTTCGCCATCAGCCTCTCGAAGTACCTGACTGAGGGACCATTACCATTATTATTTCCATTGCGACGATTACGACGAGTCATGGCCATTTTAACTATATTAAAGTCTTAGAAATTATTTTGAGACCATGCATCAAGAATTTCCAAATCTACCGCACGTGCGTCTGAACCGGAAGAACCCGCAAAATGTCCCTGGCCTTTGCCAAAAGCCAGAAGTTTCTTTTTTCCTGTAACTCCAACTTCATTAAGGCCGCGAGATTTCACAATCCATTTTACAGGTTCATAGGCAAAGACTTCCTTATCATTTTCTCCTGTACGCATTAATGCAAAAAGATTAGGATATCCTTCAACTGGTATTAAATCAATCGGAGAAATCTTAAGAACACCCATTAAATCTTCCAATCGTTCTGCAGGATTTCCAAATTCATCATATTCAAGCTTTGTCAATGGAAGTTCAGGGTTTGTCGTAGTTCTTAAAACATCTAAATAAGGCACCTCACCATACAATGCCCCAAAATACACTGTTCGTGTAGGCTGACGAGCGGCAGCCGCACCTAGTAAAATTCCTCCTGCAGATCTTCCATAGATTACAGTTTTGTCTGGAATCACTTTAAGCATGGCCTGCGCGGAACGAATAACTGCAATAAAGTCGTCAATTGCCTTTTCGCGATTAAATCTACGCGCTGCATTCGCCCATGCCATTGAATCATCGCCGCCGCCACGCACAAGTGCAAAGACTAGACTCCATCCTTTTTCAAGTAAAGGTCTCCAACGCGCGGTGTTTAATGACGTGGGAATACCATAGGCTCCATAGCCAATTACAAGAAGAGCTGATGGTCTTACTTTAGAAGCTGACTTAGGGTTTGAAGTAACAAGGATATATGGAACTGTTTTACCGTCCAATGAACTGGCAGTATGATATGTAGAAATACCGTAGGGCTTTTCTTTTTCTTTCTCTTTATCTTTCTTTGCTGAAAGTGAAACTAGGCGATGAAAAGATCCAGGTTCAATGCAGACAGCATCTACAGTATCTTTCCAAGGATTTAATAAAATGTCTCCACCAATTTTAAAAAGAAGATGAGGTTTTTTATTTGGAGCACAGCGCCAAATAGATCGTTGTCCCTCTTTTCGTAGAACAATTAGCCCTTGACTGACCCAAAGACTCTCAGGAATGCCTACATTTATTGGACACATCCAATGGCTAACTTCATCTCCATATCCTTTCCAATTATCTGTTCCACGACCTTCAGTAAAAAAGAAATTCTGGCTGAGTCCAAAAACAAAAAATCCAGATTTTCCTGAAACGAGACGTTTTAGATTCTCAGACGAAACTAACCAGGCCTGTTGAAGTCCAGAATTCTCGCGAACTAAATATCCTCCATCTTCACCTTTTACAAGACTCAAATTCCACTGCGGATCTTTTTCTTCATACTGCACTTTGTAATCCTCGCCTGTTAAACTATCTACACTTACTAGACGATTGTACCATAGAGTATTCTTACTTTCCAAGTAATAGCAGCGATTTGAAACAACAAGAACATACGGTGCAACCGATTGAATGGACCATAAAGGCTTAACTTTATCCGATGACCAACAACTGAGTGTATAGGATTCACTTCCATCTTCTTTATCTACAATATCCCATACATACCCATCCTTACTACAGGCCAAATCATTTACACTTTTCAATCCCTTCCTTTCAACTCCAGATAAAAAGCGCCACGATGCATTGCCCATTCGGCTATCACAAAATACTTCAATTAAATTATATACAGTGTAAGTGGCCTTGTAATTGATTTGATTTGTCTCATTTAGAAGTTTTACTGTTTTCTGAATATCTGCAGACTTTATTTCATTTTTAACAAATGTAGAGAATGTCTCTTCTTCTTTTTTTATGAGAGACATCCATCGTGCCCCGCGCATTTTTTCTGTCCATGCAAGTGGATCAGCCCATTGAAGAAATCCAATATCTCTTATTTCCTCGGCGGTCATTGCCTAAACAGTCTAGAGAATGAAAAGAGTAGAATGTCTTCCCAATTAAACATTGTTTTTGTCTATAATAAGTCTAATCCCTACGGAATTGCAGTTGATGTAAAACTGTTAGAGAGCGTCTTTAGAAAGACCACTGCACTTGTCCATACTGCCGATATCCTAGAACCTCCTATTCCCTGCGATCTCTGTATTCATTTTGAAATCCCTTCTTCAACATGGATGCCATGGGCCAAGTACAATATTCTGATGGTAAATCCTGAATGGTATGTCCCTGCATGGAATTCATTGAAACAGCGTATGGATGAAGTCTGGACAAAGATGCCTCTTACATCTACAATGAAGGATCTCTCGGGGGCCACATTTGTCCCTTGGACATCTACACTTGATCCTTCAGTCTTTACAAAATATCCATCTTCAACAAAAGTCTCAGACGGATGTCTGTGGCTTCTTGGAGGTTCTAAGAATAAGAGAGCTGCAGCAGAAGCAATTCTACCCTTATGGCAAGAATCATGGCCCCAAGTGACTGTCTATACAACAACAAAGTTGCAAGTAAGTGATTTGAAACCAAATGTAACTGTAAAGGTCCAGGAACTGGATGAAAAGGCAAGACGACAGCTCCAGGCCTTTTATCCGATTCATGTTGCCTTCAGTGCTTCTGAAGGATTTGGACTTGCGGCAGTTGAAGGCGAGGCTGCTGGAGCCCATCTTTTACTAAATGATATTGCTGCCTATGAGTCTGCCTTTTCTTCTACATCTCACATTGCAACTACAGTCTCCTTCATCAAAACTCCTAAGAAATCAGATGAGAAATATACGAGTGCCGAATTTGCAGATTTTTCGGATACACTTCCAATTCAGTCGCAACTTGATCTCATTTTTAAGGATCTAGCCAGTCAAACAATCAATCGTTCTCACCAGCTCAAGAATTTTAAGGAGAGAACCAGTAAATTTAATGAGACAATGACCACAAAAGTTAAGAAACTTCTACAGAAACTTAGTTCAATGGAAAAAGAGACACAGAAGTTACCGCCACCGCTTGCAATAGAGGACTGTCCTCCTATTAGTGTTGTAAGCCTCACGTATAATCGTAGAAAGTTCTTGGATCTCGCATTTCACAATCTAGTTCTATCCGATTATCCGAAGGAGAAGATTGAATGGATTCTAGTGGATGATAGTGATGATGTTGATGAACAGGGATCTGATAAGGTTGCACAGTTTGCAAAGCGTGCGCCAGTTTCACAGGTTGTCTATGTGCCACTTCCAAAGAAGCTTCCAATTGGCGCCAAGAGAAATATTGGAATTGATCGTGCATCCAATGAGATTATTGTATTTATGGATGATGATGATCATTATCCTGAGACATCTCTTCGTCGGCGTGTTGGATGGCTTTTAAATCATTCATGGAAGCCGAAGGTTGTGGCCTGTTCCACAATTGCCTGCTATGATTTGGTCAAGGGTGTCAGTGCAGTCAATACACCGCCATTTGAACTTGCGCCTGAACAGAGGATTTCAGAAGCAACACTTGCATTTTACAAGAGTTTCTGGATGGAACAGAAGTTTCCTCTCACAAATCTTTCAGAGGGTGAAGGATTTCTGGAGGGTCGTTCGTCTGAACTTTTAGATATTCCGCCGCAACAAATTATTGTTGCATTTAGCCACAATAAAAATGCGAGCGGGCGCCGAATTCCTGATCAAGAAAATGGAAAAGGAAAAGTTGGATGTTTCTGGGGATTTCCGAAGGAGTTTTTGATTTGGATCCATAAATTGGCTGGGGTTGAGGTTGAAGAAGAAACATAGATTATCTTTTTCTAGTCGCCCTTTTATGTCTCACACCTCCAACAACAGTAGCAAGTTTCTTAATTGCAGCGGTAGGCACATTTAATTTCTTTGCAGCCTCTTCAAGAGCCTTCTTAGGATTCTTGAGAGTTGTCCTCGCCTTATTAAGTTTTTTAAGAGCATTCGTTGCATTTGAAATAGGAAGTCCTGCTTTCTCTGCAACTTTTTGAACTTCTTGAAGTACCGCTTGAGGATTTGCAGCAAGTTCTTTAGCTTTTTCTAGCTTCTCAAGAGTATCTGCTGGAACACCTGCAAGTTCCGCAACTTTTCCTAGCGCCGCCTTAGGATCCGCAGCCATTTCTTGAACTTCCTTAAGTTTCGCAGTGACAGAAGGATCAACACCTGCAAGTTCCGCCATTTTTCCGAGGGCCGCTTGAGGATTTGTGGCAAGTTCCTTGGCCTGTTCCACAGCCTCCTTGGCCTTTGCTGCCTGTTCTGCAAGGCCACCAGGAATCATTGTTACTTTAGGAGTTGCTGCATCTTCAATTGTTTTACTTATACCTGATGTATCTACATTTTTACAGACTGTATCTACATCATCTTCAACTGTTGGAATATTCAATAAATCAAGGATAAACCGAAGAGGAGGAATTATCTTTAAAGGTTTCGTAATTTCGCGGAATTCAGGAGAACAGACAATTTCCTTTTTGTTTGCCAGAATTTGTAGAGCCTGTATATTATCTAATGTTGGGATAAACTCTGCAGGAACTTTAGGAAACTCAACTTTAAATCCAGCCTTTTCAGAAACGGCCTGAGCTTTATCTTCAGCTGCTTGAATTTTCTCATTGAGAGAATCTACAAGTGTGCGCATCTGTGTAAAAGATGCTTCAACAACTAGACGAAGTTTATCAGGAGCAAACGTGCCAAAGATCCAGAGTGTAATTCCTAAAATAAAGGATTTACTGGATTTATATAAATTTGTTACAAATTCATCCTGGAGATCAGGAGAAATAAAAGATAATAGCGTAACAATAAAACGGCTAATTAAACTAAATCGGAGTCCATTGTGGCTGAAAAGTCCGAGGGAACTGAGAATGGCCTGTTTCAAATCACCTCGGATACAATCAAGAAGTGTCTGGGCAAAAGAAGAACAAAAGCGAAACATTACAAGATCAATTGGAACAATTGCAATCCAAAATCGGAGAGACTCAATTATTAGTGAGAGTAAAGGAAGTGCCATTCTGCGTGAAATATACCAAGGGATCGGCGGTATAGGAGGAGGCATAGGAATTATTCCTTGCGCATCAGGACCTTCTTGAATAAAATCTGCAACCCCAATTTGAGATGCAATCTCACGAAATTGATTTTGATACTGGGCAAATCCCTTTTTAAAAGCAAAAAAAGCCTCATCTAAACTAACCTTTTCAGGATCAACATCAAATGATGGTATCTTTGATGTAAGAATCGTTGATCCTAGACCACCGCTTTGTACTTTTTCTCCAAAATTTGGTTCAAGAGTTGCAAATGTTGTTTCAATGACTTCTTGTTCCCCACCTGAAAAAAGTGGTTGTCCATCAGGGCCCTGAAGACGCGCGGCCCATCCTTTTTGTCCGTTACTTTGTCTAAATGCAGTGAGTGTTGAACAGATTCCTTCAAAGACTTTATAAACTCTGTCGGAGATTCCATCAGTAGCCGTCTGTAATTCATATGAAGCGTCATCTAATAATTTTTTTAATTCATCACGTCTGCTCATTCCTGACATTCTCTACCTATTATAGGCGAACTTAAGATGAACACATAACGCATCCCTTCTTTTCTTCATCTTCCAGTTCCTTTGCCAGTCTCTCCATAAGAGCCGCTCGCTCACGCTTCTTCTTTTCACTTGCAGTTTCACTTATTTGCTGTATAGGCTCCACCTCATCATCCGATGAATCAACGTAGCTTTCATCATCAGAATCATCAGAAATATTCTCATTATTATTTATAGTTGTATTCCTCACTGTCTGTTTTCCACCCACATTTGAAATAGCTGCAAGAAGACGAGGATCAACTGTGAATTTCTGAGCAGTTACTGGCGCCTTCGTACGCAGATAATAACAACCCGTTTTCAGGCCCTTTTTCCATGTATAGAAGTGCATGGACGTCAGCTTTGAATAGGTGGGATCCGAAATGAAGAGATTTAGAGACTGGCTCTGGCAAATAAAGGCACCGCGCGCCGCTGCCATGTCAATTAATGTCCTCTGCTTGAGTTCCCAGGCCGTCTTATATAGCGGCTTCAAGTCAGCAGGAATTTCATCAATATCCTGAACACTTCCATTACGAGCCACAATCTTCTGCTTGAGATCATCTGACCATAAGCCACGGTCAATCAGATCCTTCAGCAAATATTTATTTAGAATAATAAACTCACCTGCAAGAGTTCGCCGAGAATAAATATTACTCGTAAAAGGCTCAAAGCATTCATTGTATCCAAGAATCTGACTCGTGGATGCAGTAGGCATCGGTGCAATCAAGAGAGAATTCCTCAGACCCTTTGAAGCCTTCAAACGAAGTGCAGGCCAATCCAGTGTATCCTCACTCAGAATCTTCTGATTCGGCCATAGATCAGGCTGAAGAAGTCCCTTTGATGCAGGAGATCCAGCAAAGCTGGAATAATTTCCTTCAACCAGCGCAATATCAGCAGATTCTTCAACTGCCGCATAATACATATGCTCAAAGATCAACTGATTCAGACGCGCCGCCTCATCTGGTACTCCGTTCTGCTCCTGTTCCCACGGCAAGCGCAGAAGTGCAAAGACATCCGCCAGTCCCTGCACACCAAGACCAATTGGCCGATGCCTCGTATTACTGCGTTCCGTCTCAGGTGTCGGATAATAATTAATATCAATGACACGATTCAGATTTCGCACTGCAACCTTTGTTGCCCTCCTCAAGGCCTCAAAATCAAATTCTGAATTCACTACAAATGCAGGAAGAGCAAGTGATGCAAGATTACACACTGCTGTCTCTTCAGGTGATGAGTATTCCAAAATTTCCGTACAGAGATTGCTTGACTTAATGGTGCCAAGATTCTGCTGATTGCTCTTTCCATTGGCTGCATCCTTGTACAGAATATACGGTGTTCCAGTCTCCATCTGCGAATCCAGCATCTGAAACCAGAGCTTCTGAGCCTTCAGTGTCTTACGACCACGCCCCTCAGACTCATATTTCATATAGAGATCTCTGAAGGCCTGGCCCCAAACATCTGCAAGCCCAGGAGCCTCATTAGGACAGAAGAGTGTCCAATCACCATCGGCCTCTACACGCTCCATAAAGAGATCTGAGATCCAGAGTGCATAGAAGAGATCACGTGCCCTGTCCTCTTCTGCACCCGTATTCAACTTCATCTTCAAGAAATCTTCAATATCCGCGTGCCAGGGTTCAAGATACATGGCAAAGGAACCATTGCGCTTCCCACCTCCTTGATCAACATAGCGTGCAGTATTGTTAAAGACACGCAACATCGGCACAAGTCCATTGCTAACTCCATTCGTTCCGCGAATCAGAGATCCACGCGCCCTGACGTTGTGAATGTGAAGACCAATTCCTCCTGCAAACTTACTTATGGCTGCACAATCACTGAGAGTCTTGTAAATTCCTGTAATACTATCATCGGCAACTGAAAGAAGAAAGCATGAACTTAGCTGCTGCCTCGGTGTGCCTGCATTAAACAGTGTCGGTGTCGCATGCGTAAATTGCTTTAGAGACATCAAATCATATGTCTCAAAGGCCCGTTCAAGGTTAATCTTACCCCAGAGTGCAAGACTTACGCGCATCCAAAGATGCTGCGGTCGCTCAAGCACACGCATTTCAGTATCTTTCAGCAAATAGGACCTCTCAAGCGTCTTGAAGCCAAAGTAATCAAATAGATAGTCCCTTTCATACTGGATTCGCTTATCAATTTCAGCACCATGCTCCTTTACAACGTCAAGGAGATCAGGATGAATAAAACTTGTCACTTCACCTGTCTTAGGCATCACTTGGTTGGAAAGCTGCAAGATGACGGCAGAAAAGGACGATGACGTCAATTTATGATGATTACTGACGGCAATTCTGGATGATAGAATGCCCCAATCGGGGTGATTCGTAGAGAGGGATGCTGCTAGTTGCGCAGTCAGTTCATCAAGTTCTGATGTACGGACTGAGTCTATGATTTGTGCCAGGACCTGTTGTGCAAGTGCATCTGGATTGACTTGCAGGCCCTTTGCAGCCTTACGAATTCGCTGGAGAACCTTATCGAAGGATACATCTTCCTTCTTTCCGTCGCGTTTGATGACTTTCATACTATAGGGCATTGTGAGTTTTTCTATTTCTCATGCGCCGCGCCCTTGACTCAATTTTTGACTTTCCTTTCTTTACTTTCTTTGCTCGTGTTTTTCTATATTTTCTACGAGATCCACCAATTGAAGCACCAGCAGCAGAAGGACCAGATCCTGCAGAAGCAGAAGCAGAAAGAAACATAGAATCAAGACGCTCAAATATAGGTCTATCATCAGGTATATGTTCTACAATTTTTGTAGTGATATTAAAATGTTCATGTATGAATATAATAAATGATATAAGTGTATCTGTATCAATAGTTCCAGGTCGCAGTCTTCCACGGATTTCATTCAGGTACTTTCTTAATAAATCATCATCTGATGCAATAAACTCAACAAATGATCTTCTAAAACAATCTATTATTTCAAGATAATCAGGATATTTAATCGAATACGGCTCAACATGAAAATAGTGATCAGGGCCAATTGCGTCTAAAATATTTTGATGAACTAAATCATCAAAAAAGAAAAACTCTGCATTTGGTGGAACAGGTCCGCGTCCAAAAAAAATCTGTTGAAGAACACTTGCAGATTTAATTGGTACTGGAGACCCTGCTGCCGTTAAAGCCACATCATTTGCACGAATTGGATGAGTTCTATGAATAATTGTATCTATAAACCCTGGTTTTCTCAAATGAAGTTCAATCATTTCTTTTGCAATTCGTAGCATATTTATATTTGAATTATTTGAATAAATTGCAACTTTAGCAACTCTACCTAGATCAAAATGAGTTGCAAGAATTTCCATTATACGCAAAATAGATGGCCGTAAAATAAAATTAGGAACAGTTCCCTGTTTTTCTAAAAGGTATTGAATAAATCGCCTGCCTGTTTTTTCAAGTGCCTCATTTAATTCAGGGTATTGTGTATCAATATATAAAAATTGTGAAATAACTTGACATGTAGTAAAAGAGCCAATTGTTTCATCCAAATCAAATGCAATATAGGCACGTCTTATACCTTCATAGTTTTTATTAACTCCTGACACCGACCCTGCCATTCTCGCTTATCTCAAACTACTTAGTAGTAATAAGTTTCTCCTTTCGTAGATATGTAATCAATCTCTGCTGCGTTAAGATACGACTACTGATACACATTGTTTCAAGTTCCTGTAGTAGGAGCTTGTAGGCATAAGGAATCTCAATTGCACTGAAATCAGTCGTATTGCCACATCCGCGACAATTCCAAATACCGTCGCGAGGATTTGCAATGACAATGAGGCCGCAATCGCGGCATGACCAGCATCGGAATGCGTCACTGCACTCCATGAAGCGCTCTTTCGTAAATTCAGTGATGCCGTGTGCCGCAACGCAATCTCTCTCCATTTCTCCAAATCTCAGACCACCTTCACGTGCCCTGCCTTCTGCAGGCTGGCGAGTCAGCATAACAAGCGGCCCTGAAGCACGGCTGTGAAGCTTATCTGCAGAACAGTGCCTGAGTCGCTGATAGAAGCACGGACCTACGAAAATACTCGTCTCCATTTGACGACCCGTATAGCCATTATATAGAATCTCATTTCCATACGGCTCAAGACCAAGACTATCCCTCAGCAAATTCGCAAGTCCTTCAACCGTCGTTGCATTAAACGGTGTTCCATCTCCAAGAGATCCGAACTCACATCCAATCTTACCAAGAAGAGTCTCCATCAGCTGCGCAATCGTCATTCTCGAAGGAATGCAATGCGGATTAATAATAATATCAGGAATAATTCCTGTAGCCGTCTGTGGCATGTCCTCAGGCTTCAAGATCATACCTACAGTTCCTTTCTGACCGTGGCGCGACGAGAACTTATCACCAATCTCTGGAATTCTGTCCTGGCGAACACGAACCTTTGCGAAAGAATATCCTTCTCCATTACGATTCTTAAAGATACGATCAACCCAGCCCGTCTCATTATTTCTCATGGTACGCGAGACATCACGGAACTTCTTTGTACCTGCAGGGATTGTCATTCCTGTTGGAACGCGAAGAGGAACAACCTTGCCGATTAAGATATCATCCGTGCTGACAAATGCGTTTTCAGGAACAAATCCATCACCACCGAGCTTCTCATAATTTGCATTCTTCATATGGCGCGTCTCAGCAGTTAATGGCCGGTCAAAGCGCTCCTCTTCACCTGAACTCTGATTCTTCTTCTCTTCATCCTTGTACGTGCGGTAGAAGATTGAGCGAAAGAGTCCGCGATCCAGTGAGCCGCGATTAATCATAATAGAATCCTCCTGATTGTAGCCTGAATAGGTCATAATTGCAACAACAATATTCTGGCCATTCGGCATTGTCTGACTTCCGTAGAACTTGCTCATGAAAGGAGATACAAGTGGCACTTGAGGATAGCAAAGAACGTGTGCAAGTGCATCAAATCGTTCTCTGTAATTCAGAGCATAGATTCCCATGGCCTGCTTGCCCATGGCACACTGATAGGAATTTCTCGGCGACTGATTGTGATCAGGAAAAGGAATATTGCTGGCAAGTGATCCGAGTGCAGTCGATGGATGAATCTCTGCATGTGTGAAAGATGCACCGTCTGCCAATACATCATCCGTCTTCATTGCAATGAAGATTCCATCGGTCTCACCAGGATCTACATACTCAATTAAATGCCGACCACTCGGTGATTCCCAGAGAATAATTTCTTCCCATGTCTTCAAACTCTGAACCTGGGCGCACAAGGCTCCAGTCTTATCAAGACCCACTTCACGCAAACAGGGAGCATAGAAGAGAGGCCTCAGCATTCGTCCAGCCTCCGTTGTAATCCAGAGCTCCTTGAGAACAGGTCGCCAGATGATTCCTGTGTGCAAATGAATTGTACCACACCTCTTGGCCTTGCGAAGCTGGTCAATCATATTAAGTGTATCTGCAGGAGAGACTGTACCAATCCATGCACCATTAATGAAGAATCGTGTGTGCGCATGCTTTTCCTCGGCACTTGAATCCTGTAGCTTCTTAAGAGTTCCAATCTTTTGAATCAGGTCCTTGATGGATCCAGGATTACTGTAGATACTGACAATTGATGTTGTGCTCATATTCTTTACAACACCTACAGAATGACCTTCTGGTGTCTCACTGGGACAGATGAAGCCCCACTGCGTATTGTGGAGCTTACGTGGAGGAATGAGCTTTCCTGTCTTCTCAATGGGAGTGCTGACACGCCGCAAGTGAGAAATTCCACTGATATAATTCAGACGATTGAGAACCTGGCTGACACCAACTTTCGTCGGCCCACCGATCTTTGCACTTCCGAAATTACCCGTGGCCAACGATGTCTTCAGGCCAACTTCAATAATTGTACTCTTGATGACCTTGTAGATATTACTGATATTCAAGATATCCTCAAAGTTGCCACTGGCCCTCCAGCTGCCGCTATGAATTTCCTTGGCGAGACTTGTGCGAATATCCTTGACCATCTTTGTTGCAAAATAGGTTCGGAACAGATTTGCCATTAGAAATCCTGGAAGATCTACGCGCTTATTGGGATAGGCATCTCTGTCATCATTCTGGATTCGCGCTGAAGATACCCACAGCAACTTCCTTGTCATGTGGCCAAGAAGACAGGCCTTCTCATATTCCTTGTCTTCGCCGCCAACCTGCGGAAAGAGTTCCTCTGCAAGAATATCCTTAACCTTGAGCTGCTTCTGACTGCGAGATGACCAGGAGCTAATATGCGAACTTAGCCAATCATACGCCTGCTGCTGTGTCTGAACAAATGCAGCCTCTGCAATGGATTCATCAAAGATTGCATCAAAGGATGAATCGGCCTTCGGTCCTAGAATTAAATTGTAGATATCCTTATCAGTCAGAACACCTAGCGCACGAAAGAGAATCCATAGCGGAATCTCTGTCTTAATACGCGGCATCGTGGCCTTTAGAAGAAGAATCTGCGCATTTTTCGGATGATACATAATTTTTACTGCATTATTCTTGGGAACCTGGTCATTATCAGGACCAATGGCCTTGATCTCAATAACCTCCTTTTCCTTTACAGGATTGCGATTATTTCTGAAGACAAAAGGGCGATTCTCACTCATTCGCTCCTGACTGATAATGACACGCTCACCACCGGTAATAATGAAATATCCACCGAAGTCTTCTGCGCATTCACCAATTGCAGCAGGATGCAGATGCTTCTGATCATTAAGATGACAGAACTTACTACCGACCATTACAGGAATCTTTCCAAGATGTACATTGGGAAAGATACGAGTATGAATCTCCTTCTTATGGTCCTTTGTGTGATCAATGAAAGTTGTGACCACTTTTACATCTACAAAGAGAGGTGATGCATAGGTTAGATTACGCATTCTGGCATCATTTGGCATCATGGGCAAGACTGCGCCATTGTTTTCAAAGATAGTAGGTTTCCGAAGCGTAGGATTTTCAAACTCGACGCTAACCTCATATTCACGCTGCACAGGAACCGCTGTAGAAGCGGCTCCTTCAAGAGGATTAACTCCTTGACCTCCTGGAACTAAGGGAGTTGAAAAGCCCATAAGGGCATTTGCAGCAGATGTAGAGAGACCTGTTGCGGATGCAAGCGCACTTCTAGGACCACTCAATGGAATTTCTGGACTTCCACGAACAACAATTGGATTGACCATCGTGGAAATTTCTGGAATATCAATTTCCATAAAATGATTGAAAGATTCAATCTGGTGACTGATGATTTGACGGCCATCAGCCTGTCTAAAATAAAGATCAAGCATATGCTTATAGGACGGTATCATTTTTTCTTGTTCGCAACTTTGTACTTTTGAAGCGTCAATTTTCATCCCTAGTTATTTCTATTGAATCTATTTAAACCGATTTATTATAAGGGGTAAAATTTGAAATATGTGTTGATTTAAAATACAGGCACTAACTAGTAGAGAAAGAATGTGTAAATTATGCAGGATATATTTACATGATTATTTTGATGCTTTTATTACAGATAAAAAGAAAAAGAAGTATGATTTAACAGATGTTTTCACTGAACTTCTTATATTGAAGGAATACATGACTACAGACCGAATGAAATGTTTTCGGTTCTATATTCCGCAAAATATTGCAACAAATCCACCTGCGCTTAGTGAATATATATTTAATGAAATAAAAAAAAAATTTCCTGAAATTGAAAATACTCTTGATTTTCTACATATGTTTTGTGTTGAATCTGGATTTTGTAAAGATTCTATATTTACCAATTTTATGCAAACAAAACTCTTTACTTTACTTGATAACCTTGAATTAATTCATACAGATCATTCGGTAAAAAGAACATATACATATTTTAATCCTACTTCATCTCCTTTACCTTCTCCTTCTCCTTCTCCTTCTCCTTCTCCTAGTCCAAAGCCTACAAATACATCTCTTGCATCATCAGTATCTACATCTCCTTATAAGTTTCGCCGTGGGCCTAGAGCTGCAGCACGTGCAAGATCAAAAGCTATTAAGGCAGCTAGACTAGCAAAAGCAGAAGAGGCGGCAAAATCATCCAATCAGGGTGTTCTTAAAATTGTAATTCCTCCATCAAAGTACGATTCGGATGAATATAATGGACTGTATAGTTAAGAAAACTCTTTTACAGTTTGTTTGCACCAGTTAATAACATCTTTTTGACTTACAAATACTTGATACGAAGCATATGCAAAAGGATTTATAAAAATAAGTGGTGTATGATGCCAGAAACCATTTGGCAATGCATATGCTAAACCACTGCCAAAGACGGCGGCACGCAAGTAGCCGTTTGTATTCTGCGTAAATACTTGCGTTATATGAGGGACGAGCGGCTGAAAGGAAGACATTCTTATACTTGTAGAGAAAATAAAATACCAAAAACGTAGATGGTTCGCTGGGCTTAGTAAATTTGACGCTTTTACCCTATAAATTTTTTGTAGGGCAAAGCAGCAAAGAAAAAGAATGCAAAGAATGCAACTCTCTGAATATTTAATTCAAGTGGATACTTCAAAGCCAGTCATCTTAGATGAATCTTCTCTAGCAACCAAGTATTCATTTCCTCTTGATCCGTTTCAAACGGCTGCACTGAGTGCAATTAACAAGGGCGAAAATGTTCTGGTCACTGCAAAGACTGGTTCAGGGAAGACTCTCGTCGGTGAATATCTTATTCATCATATTCTCCGAAAGGGCGGTCGTGTCTTTTATACAACTCCTATCAAGTCTCTGAGCAATCAGAAATTTAATGATCTTAAAAAGATCTATGGTGCAAATGACGTAGGCATTATGACTGGAGATATTAAGTTCAATCCTGATGCACGCGTAATTATTATGACAACGGAAATTCTGCGTAATCTCCTTTTCAAGGAAGGAACAAAAACCGAGTCACTAGGTATTACTGCCTCACTAAGTCTGAAGGGACTTCAAGGTGTTGTCTTTGACGAGGTTCATTACATTAATGATCCTTCGCGTGGGCGAGTTTGGGAGGAAACAATGATTCTTCTGAAGCCTGAGATTCAGCTTGTTCTCTTATCAGCGACGATTGATCATCCAGAATTCTTTGCATCGTGGCTCGGTGCCTTGAAGAAAGTGCCGATTCATCTGATTAGCACAGAATACCGAATTGTTCCGCTCACACACACTGTAATTTGCGGAAAATATCCACAGACACTCATGGATGCAAAGAATATCTATGATGACGGCACATATCGGCGTTATCTTGAATGGAGAAATAAAGGAATTAAGGACCATGAGGCCTTTCAGAAGAAGGTTAAGGAACAGCGTCGTGCTGGAGACATAAAAGGTCCAGTAGAGGGAAAGACACGCCCTGCATCTTTCACTCACAGCCTGAATGAACTTATTGTAAGTCTTGAAGAACAGACCTTACTTCCTGCACTCGTCTTTGTCTTCAGTCGTGCAGGATGTGAGAGTTATGCCTCCAAAGTTCAGGCAACTCTCTTAGATTCATCGGATGCAGCAAAGATTCGCCATATTTGGAATTTTCATCTTCATACTCACAAAGATCTTCTAGAAAAGTCTCCACAGGCCCATGCACTTCTTGCACTCGCAGAACGAGGAATTGCCTATCATCACAGTGGTCTCCAGCCCCTTTTGAAGGAGATTGTAGAGATTCTGTTTTCGCGTGGATTTATTAAGCTTCTCTTTGCCACGGAAACCTTTGCAGTCGGTCTGAATATGCCAACAAAGACTGCAATTTTCCTGGATCTCAAGAAGTATTGTGATGACGTAAAAGGCCTCAGACTTCTCAGAACAGACGAGTACTTACAGATGGCAGGGCGTGCGGGTCGCAGAGGTCTAGATACTCAAGGCACAGTTATCTACTTTCCTGAAAGAGAACCGTTGGAGCCAAGTGAAATGAAGGCAATTCTTACAGGCTCTAAGAATTCTATTCAATCCAAGATGCAATTTCACTACGATTTCCTTTTGAAGACAATCCAGAAGGGTCTGAGTGATGCACTCATCACAGATTCCTATTGGTATCAGCAGAGACGGCAAGCAGAAGATCGCATCTTATTGGATTTGAAAGCTCTGGAAATGAAGTTGGAGGCCTTCAAGTTGAATGAAGATGATATTCATGAGCATGAGAAGTTCCTAGAACTCAGTAATGACGTTAAATTTGGCCAGAATGCAAAGAAAAAACAGGCTCAGAAAGCCCTGGATGCCTGGAAGGCGAAGAATGTGGGGCCTCATTGGGCTCTAATTGCAAAGGACTATGATGCCTATATGACTCTACAAAAGGAAATACGGTCTCTAGAAACAGAACTTGTTTCTTTAAAAAATAATAAGGAAGGAATACAGGAACAATTAAATTTCTTAAAGGCGGCAAAGTATCTTACAGAGGATGCAGAACCAGTGTTAAGTGAAAAGGGCATAATTGCCACAGAAATCAATGAAGGCCACCAGATTATGATGACAGAACTCTATACTGCGAAGAAATGGACTTCAATGGAACCTGAAGAACTGATTGCAACCCTGATGGCCTTTCAGACTGAAGGGTCAAAGAAAGATGAGCTTCCACCTCTAGATAGATTGCAGGTTCCGAAAATAATTGTAGATGTTCTCTATGATTTAGATGCAGTGACTGCAGGAATTATGGAACTTGAATATACTTCAAGAACTCAGTCGCCGTCAGGATATTGGGATCTCTGTTCTTTCTGGATTGAACCCATTTACATGTATTTCAAGAATGGCGAAGAGCTCAGTGTCCTATGTGCGCAATATGGGCTCTTTGAGGGCAATTTCATACGGACACTAAATAAGGCAAAGAATCTAGTGGAGGAATGGACATCTCTTGCAACTTATTACAATGATGTTGAGGGCCTGGAACTCTGTAAAAAAATGGAACAACTTTTCTTGAAGACAAATGTTACTCCTGATAGTTTGTACTTGCGACTGAATTAATATGAACAAGTTGAAAGACCATTTTCTCTTTCCAATTGGCCTTTTCAGGATCATAATACATTTTCAAGCGAAGTGTATCGCCTTCTTTTATTGTTTGCGATGTAGTTAGACGAATTTTAAAACTCTGTTTCCAGGCCTCTACGTAGATTCGGATTTTTCCATCTTTTAGAGAAATGCAAAGTGCATCCAACTCTTTCTGATCCTTCTCCAATGCTTCAATGAAGAAGAGAGTTCGGTTATATTCTTTTATATCTTTTTGCCGCAGATTTAATTTCCGTGAAAGGATTTCAAAATCCTCTTGAGGATTTTTATTTTCTTGTTTAGAAATGAATGCCTTGAGAATCCGTTGATTCGCAAGATCTGCATAGCGACGAATAGGAGAGGATGCATGACAATACATTGTTTTCAGAGTTGAATGGATCTCTGGTTGCTTACTGGAGCAATATGTTGCAGCAAGACGTTCAGCTTCCTGTTTTCTGAGAAGGCCGCCTTTTATATTTATGAGGATCTTAGCCGCTTCGCGATTATACCAGATCATAAGCGCTTCAATCCATTTATGGGAATCATTTTGTTCTAAATCTGGTTCAAGGAAAGAGCAGATATCTTTAAGGACAGACATATGAGGTACAGATTCATAGGTGTAGCACGTTTGATTCGTCACAAAGACTTCATGCCATTCAAGGGCAGAAAGAGTCTTTACTTCTGAGTCCCAGACGGCATGAAGACTAATTCCTCGGCGTTTAACTCCAGGAAGAAGTGAGCATTCATTTTCAGAAAGAATACGAGGTAGCATTGGTTTCATGGCCTGTCCATTTTGATAGACAGTTTCACCGAGCTTGAGTGCAAAGAGATCAATCTCAGATCCTTCAGAAACACAGGATGCCACATCTGCAATCGTAACCCAGAGATCATACTGATTTGTTGAATTTGGCGAAGGCAGAAGTGTAATCACATCATCAATATCTAGACATCCTGGAGGATCTATGTTAAAGGTTCCTTCAGATAGATGAATTTTTCTAGAGGAGTCAAATGGATCAAGAGGACAATAGAAGAATTGTTTGGGATGATTCCAAGGACTAATCCAATGTACTGCTGCCTCTTTTTCAATGCGCAAGGAGCATGGTCCAAGAATCCGAACAATGGATCCGCGAGGAGTAGATGCAGTTAATTCCCAGTCTTCAAACTGAAAGATAATAAGTAAATTCTGTCGGCGATCAATCTCTTTGCAGGGAATGCGAAATGGCGGATATCCACGATTGATCGGTCTGCAAAGATAGAGTGGGACTTTTTTACTATTAAGGCCATAAATTGTTTTACTTGTTAATTCAAGAACTCCTACAAGATTTCTTTTTTCTGCACGTTCTACCACAGAAATTTCTTTTTCTGTTATCTGAATTCTATCTTCCGGTAACGCACGAGCCGCAATAATTTTAGTTGGAGATTCTATTATCTGTAATAAAGTGTAAGTTATTGGATCCAGAATCTTGAACTTCATGTAATCTCGTGTTGTTAGCATTTGCTTCGTTGTAGGTGTAATTATCTAGAGTATAGTTTCAAATTTTGACTGCCTTTAGTAGTTACTTCAAAATGTCATCTGTAAAAACTCTAAATATTACTGGAAATGCAGCGGCAGATTACAATGGTGGCGTTGGAAGTGGGAGAAAGCGCCGCGGAGGAAGTCGTAAAAGAGGACAAAATGATTCAGGGCAAGTTAAAGTAAATCATACTGGAGGTGCTGCAGTGAATCTACAGCCTCTTCCTTTAAAGGAAGATGTTCCTCCTCCTATTGCAATTCCAAATCCTTTACCGCACCATGAGCCTCCTCCAGTTCAAGGTGGTGCTTATAAGAAGGAGAAGGAGAAAGAGAAAGAAAAGGAGAAAGAAAAAGGAAAGGTTGTCTTGGAGCCTGCAAAGAAACAGATGCATGTTGCACTGCACAAATCCAGATCCCAGACACGCAAGCAAGGAAAGAAAATCCGTGTAAGCCTAGCAGGTCTAAGTAAGAGAATTACGCGTCACAAGTCAATTCAAAAAGATGCAAATAAAGTCGGCCTTGAACAAATAAAAAAGACGCTTGTGGATGCAAAATTAATTAAAGCAGATACAAAGGCGCCTGAAAAAATGTTACGGCAAATGTATTTAGATTATTTGACCTTAAAGAACAAGGCCCTCTAAAAGATTAATTTCCTTCTTTTCAAGAGCATCTAGCCGCTTCTGAATATCTTGAAGCATGTTAACGATTGGCTCAAGATATTTTACTTTATCATTCTGATTACATAGCCATGCAAATTCGTCAGGTTGCATATACATTGTTGGAATTATTGAGCGTGGTCGTCCATTTTCAAATGTAGGAGATTCGGCCAACATATTGCGACATTTTTTCTTCTCATTAAGAATTTCTTCAAGAACTTTCAAAGGATTTTCCTTCTTTTCAGTCTCCTTCTCAAGTTCAATACGCTTTTGTTCCTCAAGCGCCGCAAGCTTTTGCTTTAGCAGAGTAAGTTCCGTGTCAAGTTGAGACATTTTGTAAGCAACTAAATGCAATAAATACATTCAAATTTACAGCTAAGGTAAACGCAAGCCCTAAAGACAAAGCGCGTTAGTAAATAGAAGAGATAAATGAATCGCGACTATTTTCAAATTTGGAAAAAATACTCTGATCTGTATGGATCAAACACAGGTACCTCAAATTCAAATCATCTATACGCAACACGCATATTCTCAGTATCAGAATCCGATGATACAGATTAATTATAATTCAGGTAATCCTAGTCAACTTACACCAATTCCGGTTCCTATAGCAACAACTGAAACCAGTCTATTAACCAATTGGTTGCTCACGCTGAGGATCGAGAAACGATGGATGCATTCTTCTCATGATCGTTTTGGCGATCTATATATTTATAGTTGTTCTTCACGTGTAAAAAAGTCATTATAGTAGAATGAACGCCAATCCAGGCGAAGGAGCGATGGCTCGAGTGGCCGAGATCGTGGCGCGGCACGAGGCAGCAGGAGAAGAAAGAGGTGCCGCAAGAAGAAGAGGTGACATGCTTATCGAGATGATGAGAGCTAGATTTGGAGCAGGTGCTGGCGCTGGAGCAGCAGGAGCTGCCGCAAGAGCTGCTGCAAGAGCTGGTGCTGGCGCTGGCGCTGGCGCTGGCGCTGGCGCTGGCGCTGGCGCTGGAGCAGGAGCAGGAGCAGGAGCAGGAGCAGGAGCAGGAGCAGGAGCAGGTGCAGGAGCAGGTGCAGGTGCAGGAGCAGGAGCAGGAGCAGGAGCAGGTGCTGGAGCAGGTGCAGGAGCAGGTGCAGGTGCTGGAGCAGGTGCAGGCGCTGGAGCAGGAGCAGGAGCAGCAGCAGCACTATGGCCCGCCGCCGCAGCAGCCGTGGCAGGTGCAGGTGCAGGAGCTGGTGCTGGTGCTGGTGCAGGTGCTGGTGCAGGAGCTGGTGCTGGCGCAGGTGCTGGAGCAGGAGCAGGTGCTGGAGCAGGTGCAGGGCCGCGACTTACTAGAGCTGATTTTGAACGTCTTCGGGCTATGCTTGCTGATTATAGAGATAATACTTATAATGTCTTGTCTGACTTAGAAGCGCACATTCATGAGTTTGAAAATCCACATTTCATTATATCGGCTCGTATAGATATAGATGCTGGGCGTCATGTAAGAGGAAAAGCAACTTTGGCATCATTCATAGAACGGTGGATTGCCAATGATGAAAGGAGGCGCCAACAAGGACGAGGAGGAGGACGAGGAGGACGAGGGAGAGGTGGAAAGCGGAGAACTGTAAAAAAGTCAAAGCGTTCTAGAAGGAAGTCTCGGAATAAGCGGCGGCATTAGATGCTAGTAGCGCAAGGCGCGTCAGCTACGCAGTAGCGCAGCACGTGTACGACGTGCTCGGCGAAAATACATTCAAATTTACAGATAACGTAAAGCAAGCCCTAAAGACAAAGCGCGTTAGTAAATAGAAGATAAAATGAATCGCGACTATTTTCAAATTTGGAAAAAGTACTCAGATCTCTATGGATCTAACACATGTTTATTCCTGATGGTTGGCAAGTTCTATGAAATGTATGATTCCATAGATCCTGTCACAGGCGAAACACACACCTCAATGAAGCGAGCAGTAGAGGTTCTCAATATTCAACTATCAATTAAGAAGGGCGAAGGTCCGAATGGTAATGATCTACTTTTTGCAGGAGTTCCAGAGCAGAGTCTCCATAAATTCGCAGGTATTCTAACAAAAAATGGCTGGACAGTGATTGTCTGCGACCAAAAGAAAAATACAATGGGTGACGTTGTAGGTCGTCCTGTTGCACGAATTCTCTCACCTGGAACGCATTTTGAAACGGTTGGATTTTCTGCAGAGGCTCCTTATATTGCCTGTGTTTGGCTCGAAGAAGGTGAATGGAAAAAGGGTGGCCCACCATCTTTCGGCGCAACTCTTTTTGATCTAACAACTGGAGAAATTCTATTGTATGAAGCCGCAACCTCAGGATCTGCAGATATCTGGTCAGCAGAAAGTTTGATCCAGTTTTTCCAGATCTATTGGCCGCGCGAAGTTTTATTGCAATGGCGTGGAGATGAATTGAGCCGTCCAAGCGAAGCAATTCTTCGGTCAAGACTGGGAGGATATCAAGGACTTTTACATATTCGTTCAGGAAATCCAGCAGATCAAGGAACTTTAGAAAATGCATTTGTCCGCGATGAACTTTTGCGAAAATGTTTTTTGAACCGAACTCTACTTCCAACGCTGGATTATCTACATATCCGAGATCTTTTGAAGGCTGAGAGATCTCTTGTATCTCTCCTACGATTTGTAGAGGATCATTTACCGTCTGCATTGGAGAAACTTAATGTTCCGCAAGTCTGGACACAGAAAGAGAATGTCTATTTGGGGAATAATGCTCTTGTTCAGCTAAATATGACAGGCCAGAGAGCCGATGAAACGGTCGTTGGACTTTTTACAAAATGTTTGACAAATCTTGGACGTCGTGAAATTAAGGAGAGAATTCTAACCCCTATTTGCGACACGGATGCATTGAATATAAGATTAAATAAGATAGATTTTTTGACTTCATATCCTGCAGAAGATAGAAAACAGATAGAACGTTGGCTTTTACAGATTTATGATCTCCCCAGACTTCACCGAAAACTGCAACTCTATTCTCTCCAAAACGCGGATATTTTAGCCTTGAGCCAAAGTTATAAGGCCATCTCTCATCTTGTAACTGCATTAAATAAGACTTTATTTTCACTTTCAGATGATATGGTACTTACTCTTGAAAAGCTACAGACAGAATTTGCAAGGATTTTTGATATTGAGAAGGCTCAAAATGAATCGGATGACACAACTTTCCTTAGAAAAGAAGTGAGTCCTAAATGCACTGTCGTTGAATGGAAACTTGCAGAATGTAAGCAGGAAGTTCTTGAAACTGCGGCAAAGATTGCAAAATGGGCCTCTTTGCCTGCCGAGGCCATTCGCATTGACACTTCAAGAGAGATGCAAGTCTATTCCTTAACAGCAACAAAAACATCACTACATACTCTTAAAATTGCATTAAATACAACGACCACAAGTAAAGCTGCACCTGTTGCCGACATATCTATACAGGTTAAGAAGTCGGGTGGAGGTTCAATTGAAGCACCTTTTCTACATCAGATTCACGGACGAGTAATTTATCTGAGAGATCTTTTACAGACTGAACTTCGTTCTGAATTACCTCCAGTATGCAATGCATTTTCGGATGAATTCAGTTCTCTATGGTCAGTCTTAGATAACTGGATCGCAGATCTAGATGTAAGTTTATGTATCGCAAAAGTCTCAGAGGCCAATGGATTCTGCAGACCCGAACTCATAGAGTCCGTACGTTCAGAGAGTGTATTTGAAGCGACTGGACTTCGTCATCCTCTTATTGAACAAATTGCAACAAAAGTTGCGTATGTCAAGCATACAGTATCTCTAAATTCAGAGAAACATGGATGGCTAATTTACGGAATGAATGCAAGTGGAAAATCAAGTTTGATGAAGGCGGTGGGAATTGCTACACTCTTAGCGCAGGCAGGTGCATATGTTCCTGCAACCTCATTTAAGATAAGACCTTTCAAATCTATTTTAACGCGAATTCTCAACCAGGATAATTTATGGGCAGGACTTTCTAGTTTTGCAGTGGAGATGAATGAACTGCGTGATATTCTAGGAAAGGCGAATGAAAACAGTTTAGTACTGGGTGATGAACTCTGCAGTGGAACAGAATCCGTGAGTGCGACTGCATTGGTTGCAAGTGGAATTCAGACACTTCTTGAAAAGAAATCGCGCTTTATTTTTGCAACTCATCTACATGGTCTAAGTGACTTGACTGAAGTGAAGGATGCGCCTGGATTGTCTATTTATCACTTAAAAGTGCGTTATGATCCTGCCACGGATTGTCTTTTATATGATCGTTCTCTACATCCTGGACCAGGAACAAGTTTATACGGTCTTGAAGTTGCGAGAGCAATGCATCTTCCACAGGAATTTTTAGACAGAGCTTTGAAGATTCGTAGAAAACTTCTTGGCACAACAGTTGAAGAATCAGCAACAGGTAGTCATTGGAATCGCAATGTTGTTTTACTGAAGTGTGAAGTTTGTAAATCGGATGTACAAAAGGATCTAGAGGCACATCATATTCGTCCTCGTGCAGAAGCCAATGGACATTTATTTAATGACGGTTCAAAGAGAGATGCATTATCTAATTTTGCAGTTCTTTGTGAGAAGTGTCACGATAAGGTGCATTCAAATACATTGCAACTTCCACAAGTGATACAGACAAGTGTAGGACCACAGAGAATTGTAGAAACAAATGTAAGCGTAATTACAAGTGTCTCAGGTACAAGTAAATGGTCTGATGAAGAAAAACAGATTATTATGAATACTTTGCGAAAGCAGCCAAATGCGCCTTTGAAAAGGATCCTTTATCAATTGGAAGAAGAACATGGAATAAAGATTTCGGAGGGAACTTTAAGAAAATATAGACAAAAGGAAGTCTAGATTTTTTAGGCTGTTGCACTGACCTGATGAGGAAACTGGGCAACAGGAGCAGGAACAGAAGCAACAGGAGCTACAGGAGCAGGAAGACCCATTCCTGCAGGCATAGCAATGTAGGTCATCGGACCCTGATCGCCCTTCGGTCCCTGTTCCCCTCTAGGGCCAGGACTTCCAGCAGGGCCAGGAGGACCAGCAGGCCCTGCAGGGCCCGGAGGACCCATGGGTCCCGGAACGGCAGCGGCGGCAGTTGCGGCAGTTGCATTTGTTCCCAAAAGAGTCTTCAGAGTTTCTACTTGGCTCTGCATTCCAACCATTGTAGATTGGAGTCGGCGAACCTCTCGGCCGAGGGGATTTGATCCCTGGTAATTAAGGCCATTGCCAATGACAGATGACATTTCTGAAATGGTAAGTTAATCAAAGATCTTTCATTTTGACGCACCCATAAAATTGATTTAAAATCCTATATTGCAGTAACAAGTAGAAAATGATTATTCCTGTCCGTTGCATGAATTGTGGAAAGCTTATTGCCGATAAGTGGAGAGCTTATCAGCAGGAAGTTGCAAAGCTCCGTGCTGATAAAACAGAACAGCCTGTCTTCATTGACGGCACACAAGCAGTAAAGACTCCGGAGGGCCAAGTTCTTACAGCCCTTGGCCTAGTTCGTCCTTGTTGCAGAAAGCACTTTTTAACGCACAAAGATCTCATAGACAAAATCTGAGAATGGAGAAGAGTTTAGGAGGATGGAGTTCTTTATCCCTTCATTAATACTTATTGTCCTTGCCGCAGTAATCGTTATGTTTGTTATACCGAGGCTGTCACCTGTGATCTTAGGTGTTCTTGCACTTGTTTTTTTGCTGGCGGCCACATTCCAGCACTATTATATGTTTGGGACGGAGTATCGTCTCAGTACATGGCAACTACCTTTAACGGATCCAATGTATATCCCTTATATTTTACTGGGTATCCTTCTTCTGTTTCTTCTTTTTTTCATTATTAATTTCATCGGAACTGGATCTACGGATATGAGTGCTCCTTTGAAATCAATGAACGCCGCAATGGATACAGTAATGAAATCAGCACCCACGGTGAATTCTGTAACGAATGCAGTGAATCGTAGTGCAGCGAATGCAAGCAGACAAAATACATATTCTCAAATCTAAATAGGCAATGGTCAAAGGAACCCGCAAAGTCAAAAAAACTGGCAAAATAATGACAATTCCTAGTCTTCGGAAGTCATTTGATCAAATTGAAGACTGGGTATCAAATCATTTACGGACAATGTCTGTAAAGGATATTTCAGCTGCATTTCGTCTGCAATGGAAGAAAGTCTTTGGACGCGAGATCAGTGAAAAGGCTGCAGAGGCCTATTTATACTTGAAGCAGAAGACGACTGGAACACGGAGGGCGAGAGGTCTGGGTAAGAAGCAACTTGGTGGCTCATATGCGGCCACACCGATTGCAGGTGCTCCTCTTGATTACCAGACGGCTCCTGGAGTCTATGGGCCCTATGGAAATTTTCCTGCATATGTTTCATCGGGTCTAACTGCGTATAATCAGTTTAATCAGGATAGTATAAGTCAGCAATGTGGGCAAGTGGATTCTACACCGAATGTTCCAATTTCTATGGGCTCTAATATAGTAGGAATGAAGGGCGGCGCTTCTAGAAGGTCCCGGGCTCGGAGCCGCAAAGGAAAGAGCACACGTAAAGCTAATAAAAAGGGAAAAACCAGAGGAAGACGTCAAAGAGGTGGCGCGATATCTGATATGCTAAGTACAATGCTTAATAGACCGTATATGGGCAATGTGCCGCAGACAACAGGATTTGTCTATCAACAGGCATTAAGAGGGCAGAATGTGGCAGCTGAGAAGCCACAGGACTTGACTGTCGCACGGCAGCAGTATTTACCGAATGTAATTCCTACAGGAGTATCAAGCAATCAGAATCTTACACAGACACTGACACCGTACTTTGCGAGTTTGAAGTAAAAATAAAAATAGCGTTAAGAAATCAACTAATAAACCTCTTTTTAGAATAGGTCTATTAGATGAGCGCGACAAATAAATTAGATGGTGATGCTAGTCGTGACCTAGCAAGAAAATTACTCTATACATATTTTCAAACACAGGACAATTTCTTAGTCAGACATCACATTGACTCCTTTGACCAATTCCTACAATCCGATTTGAAGGATATTATAAAAGCTGCAAATCCACTGATGGTTCTGAAGGGAGAATATGCAACGACTACAAAAAAGTTAAGAAAAGATGAAGATCCGACAGAATATGAATATACTGTGGAGGTCTATATTGGCGGTGAAGATGGAAGTGCAATTACGATTGGAACACCTACACTAAATCTTCAAGGAGGTGACGAAGTTAGACTTATGTTTCCGAATGAAGCTAGAATCCGAAACTTGACGTATCAATCGGCAGTCATGGCAGACATCTTAATTCGTGTGACATTTGGTGATGGGCCGAACACTGCCTCAATTCCAGAAAAGGTGCGCAACATTGTAATTCCTAAGTTCCAGCTTTTCCAGATTCCAATTCTTCTTCATAGCCGCTATTGTATTCTTTACAATAAGCCTGCATCCTTTTTGCAGGAAGCAGGAGAATGTCCAAATGATTATGGAGGTTATTTTGTTGTAGATGGAGCTGAAAAAGTATTGATTACGAAACAAGAACAGGCCTTCAATACACTCTATGTTAAGACACAGGCTCGCGATCCGCAAGTTCATACGTATGCATCCATCAGTTGTTTATCACCAACATCTCGTATGGTTAAGCGTGTCAGCTTTTACTATACGCGGAAAAAGGAAGTTCTTGAAGTTGAAATTCCAATGGTGAGAAAACCTGTTTCTATTTTTATTTTATTCAGAGCTCTTGGACTTTCATCGGATGGAGAAATTATGCGTCTTCTTTTTCCTGATCCGAATTCTGAAGAGGCTAAACTCCTTGAACCACTTCTTCTGCCATCCATTGCAGCATCCTATCCTTTCTTTGACACCTATACTGCAATTGAATATATTAAGACTCTGACGAAAGGTTTCGGTGAAGCGCATGTAATTGATATTATTCGCAACCAAATGTTTATCCATGTTCCTGATGAAGGAAATGCACGCATTCACTATTTGGCCGATTGCGTCCGAAAGATTCTGCGAAGAGTTCTGGAACTTGATCCTGACACGGATCGCGACGATACACGAAACCAGCGCTGTCTTACAAGCGGTTTCTTAGTACAAATGCTCTTTCAAGAAGTCTATAAAGGTTGGAAAAAGGGCATTGTCAGAAAAATAGAAGATGCCTATGAATATAATCCTACATTATATCGTGGAGATTCCTTTGCAAATATCTTTGAAAGTGCAAATCTGAATACAGTCTTCATGTCAGGATTCATGACAGAAGGAATCAAACGCGGCTTCAAAGGAAAATGGGGAACTGGACTCGGCGAAGAAAAAACAGGTGTTTTACAGCCGCTGTCTCGTCTAAGTTACCTGGATTTCCTCAGTCACTGCCGTCGTGTAGTTCTCAATTTTGACACAGGAATGAAACTCACTGGGCCGAGACAGCTTCATACGAGCCAATTTGGATATTTCTGCACAAGTGAGACACCTGGCGGTTCAAGTATCGGTATTACAAAGAACTTGAGTCTTCTTACAATTATAAGTACCAATACAGATCCTAAACCTTTAATACAATGGCTGTTTTCAAGAGAATATGCAAGTCCCTGTAATGAAGTGCCGAGTGATAATCTTGCAGGATCAGTGCCGATCTATATCAATAACGGTATTATTGGCTATACTGAAAATCCTGGACCACTTATCCAAGTGCTGAAATTATTCAAATGGACAGGATGTCTCCCTGTGAATGCCTCAGTCAGTTTTGATTACAAAGAAAAGAAGCTAAATATTTTTCTAGATGACGGTCGGCCAATGCGGCCACTTATTCACCTTGGGCGCAGTGGAGAAATTCCTCTAAAGAAGCTCATGGAAAGCAAGACATGGAAAGAACTTATTATTGGACCTTCTACAAATAGAGAATTCAGCGAGCCTGGTTTCATTGATCCTTTAAAGGATCGTGAGGCCACTCTCCAAGACTATATTGGTCTCTTAGCACCGGTAAGTGGCGCCATTGAATATGTAGATCCCTACGAGCAGAATCAAGTCTATTTGGCCTCATTTCCACAGCAAATTAGAAGTGATACCTCTCATTTAGAAATCCATCCATCTACAATTGTCAGTATATTGACGGCGCAAATTCCGTTTGCAAATCACAATCAGTCTCCGCGTAATCAGCTGAGTTGTTCGCAGAGCAAACAGGGAATTTCACTCTATGCAACTAATTTCAAGAATCGGTTTGATAATACTGCAAATATATTATGTTATGGTGAGGCTCCTCTCGTTAGAACAATGTATTATGATATACTTGGAGATGGAAATATGCCGTATGGAGCAAATATTGTCCTTGCAATGGGATGTTTGAGTGGCTACAATCGCGATGACGGTATTATTATTAATAAGGATGCATTGGCCAGAGGACTTTTCCGTACAATTAACTATCGGTCCTATGATGTCTTTGAAGAGAATGATGAGATGACCAATGTCAAGATTCGTATTGCACATCCGAATATGATCAGTAAATGGACAGACATTCGTCCTGGGCTCGACTATAAGAAATTAGATGAACGTGGATTTATTAAGGTTGGTGAATATGTAGATGAGAATACAGTCATTGTTGCGAGGTATTCACAGACAGAGGAGGGAGTTATTTCAGATTCTTCAGTGACACCGCAAGTCTGGACCTATGGTCGTGTGGAATCCATTGTTATTACAGTCAATAATATTGGCCTGAGACTTGCAAAGATCCGAATTGTTCAGGATAGAATTCCTGAACTTGGCGACAAATTCTCAAATCGCCACGGACAAAAGGGTACAATTGGAATGATATATCCGTCTGTTGATTTACCGAGAACAGAGTCAGGATTAGTGCCTGATATGATGATGAATCCTCATGCGATTCCGAGTCGTATGACGGTGGCGCAGCTTCTAGAGTCAATCTGGGGCAAGGCGGCAGCAAATCTGGGTTCAATTGCAAATGGAACTCTTTTTATGAATGAAGGAGATCCGAGTGAAACCATTGGGCGTGTGTTAGAAGAGATTGGATTTGATCGCACAGGAAATGAGATTCTCTACAATGGCCAAACTGGAACAATGATGCCGACAACAATCTTTATTGGAAATATCTATACCATGCGACTCAAACACATGGTGCAGGATAAATGGAATGCACGAGGCCAGGGACGCAGAGAACAGAGAACCCATCAACCTACTGGAGGTCGTGGAAACCAGGGAGGATTACGTATTGGAGAAATGGAACGTGACGCCATTACTGCTCACGGCATTTCAGACTTCTTAAAGGAGTCTATGATGAAGCGATCGGATGGATCACAGATGATTGTCTGTAATGGTTGCGGACTTGTGCCGATTTACAATGAGAAGGCTGGGCTCTATTTATGTCCGATGTGTGATGGTCCTGTTCGGTATATTGGAGTGGATGAATCTGCAGCAAATATTGAGCTTCTACCACCGGTGAATAAGAGTTTAACAACCTTCAGCAAGATTGAAATTCCGTTTAGTCTAGAAGTGTTGAATCAGGAACTTCAGACATTTACAAATATTGGACTTCGGTATATTACAGAAAAGAATGTCAGAAAATTTGTTCTGCCTACAGGAGTCAAGGTGAATAGAAATGCGGCCAAAGCACGACTTCATGAGCCTCTTGAAGAATATATTTTGAAGGCGGATGAACTTCCTGCAGTTGAAGTTCTTGAAAATAAGGAAGGAGATGGAGTTCCTCAACTCAGACCTGAAGAATTAGCAAGATTCCGCGAACTTATTGCAGGCGAGGGACAACGGCCGCTGAATGAAGATGGTGTTGAAGGACTTGCTGTCTTACCTCTTGGTTCTGGACCTAGTCAAGGGCAAGGGCAAGGGGCAATAAATCTACAGCCAGTGACATCTCTGCAGCCAGTGACATCTTTACAGCCTGTGACAACATTACAACCTGTAGCTTCAATGCCTAGAGAAGAGGAAGTGAAACAGAGTGGAGGTGGAGGTGGAGGTGCTCTTGAAATGGACGACTATGAAGAATTTGATGACTGGAATTCAGTGCCTTCTTATGAGACCAATCATCGCCCTAAAAGTATCTTGAAGGGAGGTCAGCAGTATATGCAGCAAATGCCACAAATGCAAATGCCTATGATGCAAGGAGGCATGATGCAAATGATGCCGCAGATGCAAATGATGCCACAGATGCAGATGATGCCGCAGATGCAAATGATGCCACAGATGCCAATGATGATGCCAGGCCCTGCTCAGATCTATAATTCAGGATTTCCTAGTGGAGGTGCAACGATAGCAGTGGATACGCGCGACGATGCAATGAGAGGCGCAGGATTAGATCCTGTTCCTCAGAGTCGCAGATCTCGTAATTCAAATTCAAATACAAATCAAACAAGAAAAGCACCTAAGACATTCGGATCTGCAACATCCGATTCAGGAGCAAAAGAAGCAGTTCCAAGCTCTACGCGAATTAATATAATAAAGCAGAACTAAAAATTGACAATTTAAAAACTAAAAAAGAACAGTAATAAAATGGAGTACGGTTATATTGACATTACTTATCGCTCTCGCTTGACACTATTAAATATGCTTCAAGCGAGCGGCTATGATACGACACCCTACAGGAGAATGAGTCCAAAAGAAATTGAGATGATGATTGGTCCGAGTGCTCTTGGTGGTGCCTTGAGAATGGATCTTATCAGACCTGTTGAAAATGAAGAGATGAAGAGTAAATGTGTTGTTCTCTACAGTTTTCAGAAGCTCAAGCAAAAGTTGGATGGATTCTTGAATGAATTAATTTCCGAGGAAACAGCGGAGAATCTACGAATTGATCCTCAGACGACTGAGGTTATTGTAATGCTGTATGAGCCGGTTATGGAAGTCTTCCATGCAAAGGCGCTAAATTATTTGAAGAAGCATAATTTAATGATCCGATTCTTTGAGGCCAAAAGAATTGTAAATGATCCGACATCCTTTGCAATTGTTCCGAAGCATGAGAAAATTGCTGAAGAGGAAGTGAAGAAAATGATGAATGAATGTTATCTTCAATCAAAGGCCCAACTGCCCATTTTACGGTTTCATGAAGATATGCAGGCAAGATGGTTAGGACTTGTTCCCGGTGATGTTGTTAAAATTACGAGGTCAAGTCCTTCTGCAGGAGAATATACATTGTATCGTGTTTGTGCTCCATAAATAGATGTCGGGCGCAGATAGCTTTTGTAAAACTTTAACATCATATACGCCAAGTGGCGCAGCAACGGCCCAAAGTTTTCCTGATTTTTGTTCAAGTGTTAGTTCATCTGATATTCTTCAGCTCATTACAACTATAAAGAACAATACTGAAAATAATAGATCGAAGTCAGTACCTCAGTCAGGGGCAACAGCACTTCAAACGGCTGCAATTCAATTCTGCTGCACACTACAAAATAATAATACGCTAAAATCTGAATTATTAAACGCAAAGGAGCATCTTGCAATTGCACAAACACGAGCAAAATCAACGCAAAATCCAGGCAAGGATATTTCAGCAATGGGATTTAAATTTCCTCTTGGTCGTCCTCTCCGGCCCACATCAGTCCCTTTTTTGATTGGATTTATCCTTTTTTTCATAATTATGTCATTTGCACTTCTATTAAATTTAGGATCAGTTCAAATAAGCTATACTTCCGGTAGTTCATCGTATGGATTTGGCTCACGTATTCTATCAACTTTACGTGAATCATATTATAATTCATCATGGATAACAATTATCGTTGTTTCACTTGTTTCAATGGGAATAGGTGCAGGTATTTATTATGGTGTAAATAAATCTAAGAATCAATAAGAATGCCGTACGCAACTACATGCCCAGCAACTATTACAGGTAAATTTACAAATACAAGTTATAAAGTCACAACTTTTAATACGAGTACGCCGCCGACAGCCACTGAAACAGCGACGGCACAGGCGGCTGCAACTCAAGGTTCATCAGCTGCAAGCAGTTATGCTGCTAAAAAGCCTACATTTGACACTACTACATTTAACACAATCAATGGAACCTCTGGAGCTTTAGCGCCTAACTCCGCATTCCCAAGTGTAATGTCTGGCACAACAAGCTCGGCAAGTAAAGTAACAAATGTCGCTTTTACACCAATATCTCCTACAGGAGTAGGAGCAACTCAAATTGCAGCTGTAAAGATATTTAGTCTTGTTGAAAAACTTGGAAGTTCTGTAACTAATCTTAATTTTACAACGCGGTATCAGGCGACGCCATCTGGAACAAATACATATGTAAGCATACCTGCATTAACTTCTACCCAGCTTACTGCAATTACTACGTATTTAACAACCCCTGCAGCTGGAATAACTACCCCTGCAACAGTTTCAAGCTCCGCAGAATTTACAGTAGCAAATACAGCGAGACCTCAAATTCCTGGTACCGCCTCATCAACAGTAGCTCCGATTATTGCAGCCGATAAAGGTATTTCAAACGACTTAATTTACAGTCTTAACTTTGAATACTGTTACTGGGCATCAATCTATAGAACTTTGATTGGAGATTTAGTGGATGCACAGAGTTATGTAAATCCGTCACTTCCAGATTCTGCAGGTGGCACACCAAGCCCTTTAGTAGTTGCTGATACTCTAACAACCAATATTGCCGCCTTTATAAATGCTGCAATTAAAATCAATCAGCGGCTCCAAGATTTAGCTGCAATTGCGAATGCACTTTCTACTGCTAGTATTACAGCTACGCAATCAAATAGTGCAAATATTGATCAGACACTAAGTAATATTGCAGCAACAAATGAGACTCTACAGGCTCAACAGGCAAGTCTTATTTCTGCTGATTCGCAATCAATTCTCCGGTCAAGAATGATGAGTTATAGTGATGAAAAAAATTCATATGCCACACAACAATTGGCTCTCTATGGATTTGCAAACTTTATTGCCTTAGGTTTATTATTTTACATATACAGAAGTTAGAATGCGTCTGTTTGAAGGATTTGATGCAGCAACTGATTTAGCAACTGCATTAAACGGGTTAAATGCAGGTACATCTGCTACATTTATTAATGCAAATAAAGCACAGTTACAGGATAGTGTAGTCAATGCTTCATCCGATACTTTTTTAACCAATCTAGGAAGTCTTCAACAGGCTGCAACAACTGCAACATCCACTCAGTATTACTCAGACCAAAGCAGAAATCTTAATAATTTGCTTGGAAGCATTTCAGTTACGCAGGGAACTAACTTGAATCTTGCAAACAATAACAGTGATACGGCAACACGTGCGAAGGAAATCAAGGAATGGTATTACAACAATAAACTTGATACCCTTTTTGTCTTTCAGCTTATTTTTATAAGTATTTGCGCCTTGGCCTTTATTGCCTATTTATCTAAAATTGGCATTATTGGAAGTTATTTAGTTGGAACTCTTATTGCAGTTATAATTGTAATAATGATATTTTTGATCTCCAATCGCGCAACCTACACTGACATGGTGCGCGACAAGCGCTATTGGTCAAAGCGCGCATACTCTGTTCCTGGATCATTGCTGTCCGGTGGAGAACTCGTTCAATGCCCAACGACAACTTCTACTTCTTCTACTTAATCAGGAGCCTGTAGAAATGTCTTTTTCAGCATCAGAGTTACAAGGTTATTTATCAGATAAAAATACAGTCGGTGGAACCGTTGAAATCGTTACACAGACTTTATTACTAGATCAGAATAAACTTAATTCAGACATTGATAAACTACATGCAAGCGCAAATGCCTATAATGAAGAATTTAACTCACGCTACCAACTCAATGGTGGAACCTATACACAGACAATTACATCCACAACACAAGATTTACTTTTATATCTCTTTTACTTTGTATATTTATTCCTAGGAATATTACTCAGTCTATATGTCTATAAAAATACATTAGAGCCGCAAAATGGTCTTTATGTATTTGTAGGATCTTTATTATTTCTTGCAGTAATTACAGGCGTTATTTATAAGTTTGCCTAGCCTATGACGGATTTGCAAGATCCCATGCTTCAACATCCTCATCATTTTCAAAGAGCTGAATTCCTCTAAAGATCTTGCCATCCTCAGGCGCTCCAAATTCGTCTTCTAGACGTTTCTTGAGATCCTGCTGATTGAGTTTCCGTCCAGTACCGCCCTGCCATTCACACCAATTCTTATAAGCAATATTAATAATCTTAAAGTCGGCACGCTCACCAATAACCTTACGGATACGCACATTACGGAAGGCTGCAAAGCTGTCAAACCGTTCCTTATATGCCATTGAAGACTCCTTAATAATTGCAGGCTCCTTCAGGCCTTCCATACAATACACTTCCTCATATGTCTTAACAAGCAGACCTAGGAAAGCAACACGCCACTTCTTCAACTTCAAATCCAGCGTCATGTCCTTATGAAACATATTTGGGAGACCTGCAAGGAGATCAGGATACTTAATATCACCTTCACTGACGAAACAGGATTCGTGAGGAACAACCTTTACGCGTCGCCATGTACCACGATCCATTGAGAGAATCGGTGGCAGAGCATTGCAGAGCAGAAAGAGCTTACCATTAACCTTGAACTTCTCCTGATCACCATACAGACCACGGGCCTCAATAATATCCTCACCACTGAACTGCTTCATTCGGCTCGTGTTCAGCGGCTCACGCTCATCAGGCTCCTGCAGATAAATGAACCGCTTATTCTTGATTGCAATAATATCTGGATTCGCAGCGCCTGAATCAGGACGCTTTCGGGTTAAGGCAGTTGGCGCAAGACCTGTCTGATATTCACCCAGAACCATTCGCATCAATTCAATGATCTTAGACTTGCCGTTACCGCCAATACCCGTAAAATAATAGAATCCCTGCTCACGATTCATTCCCTCCAAGCAACTGGAGAGAAGTGTGAGAACAAACTTCCTGAGTTCAGGTCGCGGATAAATCTGTGATAAGAAGACATTAAGATCTTTTGCCTCTTCTGAGTCAGGATCATATGGTATATAGTCAATTGGCTCACTAATGCCGAATTCTAGACCGGCAACGAAACTAATGAGGTCGTCAGGACGTCCAGGACGAAACTCAACCTTGAACTTCTCCTTTCCATCCGGTCCAGTATAAGGAACACGGAGATTTAGCACACCATTTTTACAGGCCATTAAATACGGATTGAGATTGAGACGATTAATGAAATCTTCTTCACGAAGTTCCTCTGCACACTCCTTCATTACACAGTCCTTGAAACCGGCTGTATAGAGTGACTTCTCAACCTTCAAGAGTTCATTAATACGTTTAGTTGCAAGCTCACTGACTGTGCCATCGTCATCAGATCCATAGAGTACCCTTGCTTTCTTCCTCCCTCCTTGAATCTTATCCACAACTTCATTACTGATTTTACAGCGAAGATCCATGCCCTGCTTAAGATGATGCCAGACATGATGTTCAGGTTGATAGGTGAACCATTCCGTTTTCTTTGATTCCGTACTCGCCTTAAATTGGTCTCCATAGAGTCTGCTCATAATCTGCGCAACGTGATTATGGGTATTTTGGGTATGAATTGCAATGTATGTTATTAGATCTTCCTCCATAAGTTCTGCAAACTTTCCAGGATTATCCTCACGAGCCCAATACTGAAGACTTGCAAATTGAAGCTTCTTTTGTCCTGCAGGACGATCCATATAGTTCCACTCACGACGGAGCTGGGCTTCATTATTTTCAGATGATTTGGATGATTTACGACTGAAATCCATATAGAGATCAAAGAGCTTCTCAGACATGGCTTCATTTACTGAGATATGATTCAGCGCCCAACCAACCTTCTTCCAGTCATCATAATTCTCAGCGCGCTTTACAGACAAGCACTCCATTACAAGTTTGCGAATAAATGGAAGATCATCTGCAGTAAATTCACTCTTTTTTTGTGTCATTGCACGAATGACTAAATTAAGTTCAGAGGAGCTTGCCTTTTCCTTTTCACCCGATGCAGGAATCACCTGATTTGTAACTTCTTCAACCGCAGGCTTCCAGGCTAGAAGACGACTATATTCCTCCTTTGCATCTTCACGAACCTCATTCGTGTCAGCCTCAATTCCATAGCGAATGCTTAGAAGTTCAAGAAGCTGACGAGGCTTATATTTCTCAACAGGTTCCGTACTAATTTCATCCATTGCAGGAGAATAGACAAAGACTTCCTGCAAACTGTAGGCAGGAATATCAGGCTTGGACTCACCATAGAAGAACCATCCCTGCTTATTTGTGGATGTTGCATCATAAACAGCTGCATCTTTATCCAAGAAACCAGTTCCTTCAAAGGCCCCAGAGACAGCATTCTGTTCAAGAAGCCAGTTCCGCAGAGCCTTCTGCTTTTCATTGCTCAAGGACATATCGCGGCATTCAATATGAATACCATCCTTAACCTTATTATCCTTAGCTCTGTAAGGAATAGGCCGCAAACAGACAAAGAAACGGAGTTCATCAAAGCTGCTAAGATCAAAGAATGCCTTCAACCCCTCAATGACCTGATGAGTAAATCCCTGAATATGACCCATATTGAAGGTACGTTCAAGATTCTTTTCCTTGGGATATTTGAAATCCAAATCAATGAGAATCGGCTTGGGTTCCTTTCCTCCACGAGGACGTTCTACAAAGTTTGCAGGACTCTGCTTTTTAATGAAGAGCCAGTCATGCAAATAATTTAAGAAAGTCGGATATTCATCATCCTCGATTGTCCAACTTCCCTTCGGATTTCCCATGCCTGTCATGGTTGTTTCGCTCTGTGTTGATGATCTGCGATCTTGCAGCCAATTATAGAACTCTGAGTTCCTAAACCCATTATCATTTTGAGATGCCATTTTACTTGATTCATGGATACCTGCTGCACCATTCAAATTTGGTGCGGCCATCTTAAACAAACTACTTACTTTGTTTTTATAAGATGTCGGCGCAGGCGAATCGTAGAATTTTAAGAGATATTGCCGCTACACAGGATCCGCTCCTGGCCAAACAAGGGATTTGGTATGTCCCTGCTTTGGAGACAATTATGAAAGGTAAAGCAATCATACTTGGACCTCCTGGAACACCTTATGAGCATTGTCTAGGACTTTTTGAGTTTGAATTTCCAACGGACTATCCCTTCAATCCTCCAAAGGTAAAATGGGCCACTGGAGACGGAGTGACGAGATTTCATCCTCAATTGTATCGTGAAGGTAAGGTTTGTCTCAGTATTCTCGGAACCTGGGAAGGACCCGGGTGGTCAGGTGTTTTAAATCTCGTAAGTATTCTCCAGGTGCTGCAGAGTCTTTTAATTAAGAATCCGCTCATTTGCGAACCAGGATTTGAAGGAGGAAATTTACTAGAGGCGAAGTACAGAGAATATAATGACTATGTGGAGCATCAATTTATACAGTTGATGGTTAGAGATATAAAACTCTGGGAATCTCATCCTGAGGGCCACCATTGGGCACCCTTTGCAGATGAAATTATTCCACTTTTACCTGAATTGAAAAAGGGATTAGTTTCAAAGATTGAAGAGAAGGCAAAATATCCAGAGTTTGAATGGACAAGTCTTCCGTATAGTTTAAGAGGTAGATCATTTTGGAAACGTCTTCAGGGACAATTAACACCTTAAAGCAAAAGAAAAAGAAAAAAAAAGCAAAGCAACCGCTTAAAATTGATTCATAAGATTATTGGGAGCCAAGGTAGAAGAAAATGAAGTGGTGTCCTAAATGCGATAACTACCTATACCACGACATCAAAACAGGAGATCTTGTTCGTCTCTGCAGAAAGTGTAATTACTCTGAGAAAGATGAACAAGGAGGTCTTGTTGTAGAGACAAGGATTCAAGACAAGGCGAGTGAAGGATATAAAATCATTGTAAATGAATTTACGACGCAGGATCCTACGTTGCCGCATGTGCAGAATATCAAATGCCCCAATCCCGCATGTCCGAGTAATGCAGGGAATGAGAAGTCCGATGTAATTTATATTAAAGATGATGTAATCAATCTCAAATATACTTACATTTGTACATATGAAACGTGTAAGTTCCAATGGAGATCTAGGTCCTAAGTAGAATGGCGTGTCCGTATAAATATGTTTTTGGTGTCCCTGGCCAAGGTGTTCATTCTACACGAATTTTTGGATTTGCGCTTGTTGATAGCGTACTTACGATACTTATTGCAATCCTAACTGCACTTTTATTTAGAGCCTCTTTTACATCCTTTCTTTTTATTTTACTTGCCTGGTTTATCCTAGGAGAATTCTTGCATTATATATTAGGCACAAATACAGCATTCTTACAATGGATTCATTTAGAACCACTATGCTGAACAATGGACGGTTCTCTGGAATGAATTGCTTTTAGGACTGAAAGAGGAAGACATTTTTCATTTCGGAAACCCTTTTCCGTTGTAAGAAGAAAGAGCCATTCAGTATAAGACCATTTAGAGGCTGCGGAGTGCCATTCACGTTCTCCAACTTTTAGGAGAGTTTCAATAAACTGCAGTGTAGATTTAGAGATTTTTTCTCTAAATCCAGACATGCCATAGAGACTCACTAGGAAATGAAAGAGATCACGGCCATCTTTTGGACAGGGATCTAAGGGAGGAAAGATATCTCCTGCACTTATGGATGTTCCTAAGCAGGAAAATCCAAAATCTACGAGAACAACTGTAAAGGGACTATGAATTGTATAGGATTCAATTACTAGAGTGGAAGGTGTATCTAGGAGAAGCAAATTATCGGCCTTGAGATCGCGATGATCAAGGCCGAGTTCTTTTTGAAGGATGCAGAGAAGTCCTGAAACCTGAGCGAGGCAGTGGAAAAAATCGCTTTCCGTTGTCTGTGATTTTAAGAGTTTGTCTGAAAGTAGTGGAGCATTTTTATAGGGTTTCATTGAAAAAGCCACACCATTATCCTCAAAGATATCATAAACAGGCGGAACACGATTTTCAAGTCCTTTTAATGTAAAAATAGTATGAACGAGAAACTGAATGAAGGCTTCATTGCGGAGGCTTATTTCACTGATCTTACTTTTCTTAATTAAGACAATCAGTTCATTTCCACTTGCGTCGGTGCGAATACATTCATTAAGAAGACCATAGGAACCTCCACCGAGTGTTCGGACTTTTGTAAATTTGCAACGGAACTTATTTGTTGCAGTGAGACATAGGCCAGTTGCGTAACATCGGGGTATCTTTAATTTAGAGATCTCCTGATGATTTGAATCAATTCCGAGAGAAGCCCACATCCTCTTTAGTGCTTCCTATTTTTTTTAGTCGCCTTTCCAGATCGGTTATTCTGTTTGCGTGTCTTTTTATCAGTTTGTGAGCCACCGCTTAATTCTTCACTTAATGCAAGATACTTTTCCTTAAGACTAGCAATTTCAGCTATCTTAGAGTCTAAAAATGTAGGAAGACTCTTGGCTAAATCAGGGATTTTACTTGCTACTGTAACAGGAGCAGCAGCGGCAGCGGCAGCAGCGACAAGAGGAGAAAAATCAAGAACAGCTCTTATTTGAGTCTTTAATGTAGGAAGATATGCTTCAATATCCTTTAAAATAGGATTATACATAAATTTTAATATTCTAACTTCAGGTTTTAGTAAAGGATTCTTATTTTCTTTATATATCTTTACAAGATTGTAATTGCTAATATCATCTACACATTTTTCTACAACTGTAACTAACTCTTCTACACCTTTCTTAACTTCTTCAAAAAGTGTATTTAAATAATCAGCTTTCATAGTTATAAAATCATCAGGAACTGCAAGTAGGCCACTTGCGACAGCGGCAGCAGCACCAGCAGCAGCAGCAGGAGCAGCAGCAGGCATATACAATTTATTTTTAAGATCATTTATGACTTTCATATGGACTGCACCTGCACGTGCGTCCATTGTTTGCAGCGGCAAGCGTAGCTGATTTCTTATTGGTGGTAATACTACATCTGCTGCTGCTTGAGTAAATATAGGTACGTTTATTGTATCATCTTTGAACAATGATACAAATAGGGGATTTGCAGCATTAATTAATGCATTTCTTAAAGCTATAGGTGCAGCACGAATTGCTGTTAATCCTACAGGAGGAGCAGCAGCAGGAGCAGCAGGAGCAGCAGCAGCAGCAGCAACACCAGCAGCAGCAGCAGCATCATATGCAGCTTCATATGTTGCTTTCAATGCTGCGAAGTCTGCTGCTGCTCCTGCTGCAGAATCTTTTGCATGTTTCACAGCCGCAGCATATGTCTGCGTAACACCTGCAGCGGCACCAAGGATTCTATTGGTTGCAGCAGCAGGAGCAGCAGCAGGAGCAGCAGCAGCAGCAGCAGCAGCAGCAGCAGCAGCAGCAACAGCAGGAGAAGCCGCAGCATTTGCGGCATCTAAGATTGCTTTCGCATCAAATAAACCATCATACGCAGCCATTGCAGTATCAAATGTCACTTTAACAAATTCTGCATCTCTAGCAGGTACACCAGCATCACGAGTAGGTACCTGAACTCCACCAATATCTGCATCTTCAATTAAGCTTGAAAATCTCTGAATTTTATCTAAAGCCATAATCGGTGTAAAGGCAGCAATTGATTCAGTTAAGGCTCTTAACTTTGTAGGTAATTGAGAACCTGTAACATTTGCAGCCAATGTTTGTGATCTTTCTTCACCCAGAATATCTTTAACTGATTCTAAAAATTTAGGAAATGTAGAGAATTTCTCATAGACAGGGATTATAAGTTCATTATTAATTCCATACATTCCATACATATACAGTTCAGCCGTTTGGAATATATTATTCATAAGTAATATTGCATTCGCATATATTTTATTTACTGTTATATTTTCTGTAAAAATGTGTAGTATAGCTGTAGTCATTTTTTTAATATTTTCAATATTATTCCCTGCTTCTACAGTTAATTGCTGATTAGTTTCATCAATCAAACGATTTACACCTTGCGTCATAGCTGGAATTGCCTCATGTTTTGCAATTAATCCTTCTAATCTATTTTTATTCTGTATATTTCCTGGTTCAGGCTTAGCAGAATTATATAAGAGTAATGCAACTTTAATTAAACCTTCTGTATCTATTCCATTGTAAGCTTCATTAATAACGTCTGTTGCATTATAATCTGCATCAGTAACTCCAGCAGCAGCAACAGCAGCAGGAAATGCAGTAGGTATATTATCACCAGGAAGTGTGAATGGATTAACAACTTCAGGTACAATAGCATTTGCAAGAGCTAAATCTGCAGCTCCAGCCTTCAACGGTATTTCTGAATTAGTATATTTAAACAAAGGGGTGCTTTGGGCAGCTGTTCTTGCAGCAATTTCTCCATAATTTGAATACTTAATAGCAACACAAAAAGCTTTGATTAAATCCCTATTTATTTTATTTTTAGATGTAATAATAGTAGTAAAATTCATTAATTTATTATAATCACGATTTGCTGCAAAATAAGGAAACCATGCATAAAAATCAAAGATTTCACCTTTTTGATATAGATTTCGCGATACGATTGAAAAAATTAATTCATGGTTAAAAAAATTATTTGAATTAGATATAACTGAATTTGGTATTAATTCAGAATATTCAGGCTTTATTGTACCTGCTCCTGCTGCTGCTCCTGCAGCAGTAAATACATCAACTTTTAAAAGAGGGAAGGTAGAAAGGCTCTGAATTAATTGAGAAAGACTTCTTTCTGTATTTGCTGAAAAGGCAGCTACAACTTTACTAGTTACACTACCTTCAACAATAGGATTCATTAAACCAGCAACAGCCTTTTCTTTATTATTAAAGAAAACAATAAAAAATAATATATATAATCTTGATATTATTGCAATCAATGCTTTCTGTTTTTGGAATGAATCATCTATATTTTGACCAGCCATCTTCATACGTTGATGTTCTGCATATAATTCTTTAACAAGTTGATAAATAATCATATTTGGTATATTTTTTTCATAGTCCGTGTATGGATTTTTTGTTATATCTATCACATTTTCTCCATGCTTCTTTAATGTAGATAAATGACTATATCCACTTGAACCACTTGTACTTATTCCAGATTTTGATTTTTTATCACCATTTATAATACATGAAACAATTTCTTGATAATAGGTACTTTCAAGAGCAGATTGAATTGCCATTTTAGACGAATCAATTCTTGATTTAGCCCATTGATATTTCTTAAAAATTCCACCACCGTCTTGTATTTCAAAGTCTTCCATCTATATAGTTAATTGATAAAAATTACGAAAAAATCTCATCACATAACTTCCAAATGGCCGGAAGTGTAGCTGAGTCAAGTAAATCAAATTCCTTGGCGGTTTTATCTTTTATTGGTAAAAGATCACATACCGTTTGAGGATCTTCTTTAAAAACACTGTTTGCCAGTAGAGGATATTTGGTATGCCATATTTTTAATCCTCTACCAACTATATTAATAGTTTCTGTACCAGGATCATCTTTTCCTCTAAATTTTAATTTATTATTTACTTCATCAATTAATCGAGTATGTGCATCTTGTAAAAAATATAGATATAAATACCAATCTGCAAAATCATTTATTTTATTGCCACCACGTTCTCTATGGCCTATTTCCCAAAAATTATTATTCATATTATCCATAATAGTATTAAATTCATTTAAAAATTTACTTGAAAAATTATCATTGATATCTCCTATATATTGTTGATCTGTAGGAAGAGGAAGAGGAAATGTATTAAATTTTCTTTTATTAGTTAGAGGATTTATAGGATTATATTTTCGATAGACTTCACTAAAAAAATTAAAAAATTGTTCGCGAATATATTTAAATTCAGGATCACCCAAATGTAGATTAATTTGTTGAGAATAAAGATAAATATAGGATAATGTATTGAGGCTAATTCTATTTGCTTCAGGAATATCTGCATCAGTTAATCCTAATGCAATATGTAAAGGTCTTAACTCTATAAGATACTGTGTATGATATTCAGTAATTATAGTAGTGATTTGTTGAAATGTTTTTTGTCCATCATTAATTCCAGTATATGCGTTAATTGCTGCAATTTGTGCTGGAGTTAAACCAGGGGCTGCAGCAGCATCTGGACCTGGTGGAGGCGGTGGAGGCGCATCTGGACCTGATGGAGGCGGTGGAGGCGCACCAGAAACATCTAGACCTGATGGAGGCGGTGGAGGCGCACCAGAAGCAGCTGGACCTGGTGGAGGCGGTGGAGGCGCACCAGAAGCAGCAGGAGCAGCAGGAGCAAGATGTAATACTAATCCACCTACACCAGCACCAGCACCAGCAGCAGCAGCAGCAGCAGCAGACATTTCTCTCACTGTTTATAAAAAGATTTCTTTATAAGCAGCAATTTCCCACGGGTGTTCATAACTCCCAACTCCCTGGACAATTCCTTGTAACTCCATCGGAACTTCCTGACTCAATGAGCCAGTCTGTTTATCCCACCATTTTACAAGGACATCTCTCAACTTCGGACGATCTTCTCTCTCAAAAAAAGGCAACGGAACCCAACGATCTCTAAAGGCCCAAAAACGATAGGCCATTGTATCAGGATTTAATCTGCATCGTCTTACCCACCGTTCAGGAATATCCTCCTCTCGTAAAAGTGTCCAACCATTCTCAATGCACCATGCAACCCATTTTTCAGGATTCTCTCGCTGATTAATATGAACCATTTCATGTTTCAATGTTTCCTTTAATCGCATTGTTTCAAAATATGCAGGGAGACAAATAAGATCAGGTGATCGCGTATGAGGCATTCCAGCTTCCGCAGTCGGATCTAAATACACAATTCTATATTGACTTTTATACGATCCTTTTAACGTAAAAGGAATCTCAGGACCATCTGTTGGCTCATAGGCAAGTCCTTGCCGGGCCGCACGATTCACATCATCGAGTGCAATTCTATCGGAAAAAAAATCAAGTGAATTAGCTTCATTAAGTGCCTTCTTGGCTTCATCTTTTGTCAAAACCTTGAAATGAGTAACTGTATCACTTTTTATTTGATTTCTTGTCTGAGCTTGTCCCATTCTCCTGTTTCTTTGCTGCAGGTTTTTTTGGCCTTGAACTACTCACAAGAATTGAATCTGCAAACCAGGAATCTAGAACCATTTGTTTCTTTGGGCCTGCTGCCTTTTCAATTACAATCGGCGCAATTTCAACTGTATTCTCGGCTTTTTCATTCACCTTTTCCTTTGCCTTCGCCTTCACCTTCACCTTTTCTTCTAGAAGTGTTGGAACTGCCGCCTGTTCCTTTGAAAGTACAGTAAATCCCATCTTAGCTGCACCCGCCCTCATCTTAATTGCACTGTATTTCTGAAGAACATCTCTAAACAGAAGTTCATACACCATTTTTTCCTTCATTGCACTCGCCTTTCCTTCATCTTCAGGCCATCCAGCAGCCGGTGCGCAGAACCCAGGCATTTCATGAACCCTTAAACTAAACAGCTGCATTAGTGGTTTGCTCAACTGGTGTTCAATGTAATACGGAATATCAGGTCTCAGCCCCTTCTGTTTAATGTAGGCAGGTGTCTCAATACGGTCTCCTTGAAGTTCCACTTCATTCTCCGTCATAATATAGACATATCCAATGCGATCACCGGATGCAGGTGCATTTCCAGGATCTCTCTTTGTAATACGATCTGCCAAAACTTTATGAGCAATTCGCGTGGGATCCTTGTAACCACCGCGCAGCGACTTCGTAATCGTTAATTGTCCAAGTGAGAGTGTTCCAGTAAGAAGTTCATTGCACTTATTCTTAACAAACGCCGCCGCAGCTGCAGTATTTTTCTGGTTCAGAAGAATCTTAATGGCCCCACCATAAATTGTCTTAAGAATCGGTGCATTGTCTCGCCGTTTCAAGACAATACCCATTGACGTCTGTTTGAAGTCATCAGGCGATTCCTCATATTTATTTCCAACATATCGCTTCTTACTAAAGATAATAAAGGGCCAAAACACTTTATCATACTCAAAATCATGCGGCGGTTTCAATGTCTGCGAAATGAATTTACCACATTCTTCAGTCAGCCGAATGGTCTCAACAAGTGCCTCGCGTCCTTCAAGACGTTTTCCAGCAGCATCCCTAGGATTGAAATTCACAAAGAGCGAATCTGTGTCACCATACACAATTGTTGCAGCCGGTCCATAGAAGACTTCAATCGCCTTCTTTGCAAATGAAATCTGTTTGCGACCATATGCAGTCGTTGAAGCTGCAAGATTTTGCATCCGAATCTTAAATGTTGGTGAGCCTAATTGACCATACAGAGAATTTGCAGTCAGCTTGTATGCAAGCTGCTCTGCATCAAGAAGCAACTTCCTGAAAGGATTTGACTCCTTCTCAGCCTCCTTCCTCTTGGCCTTTCGCGTTGAAAGAAGTTTCTGAAGAATACTCGGCAAGGTGCCCTTTGCATCTCCAGGCGGCTGGGCATATCTGCAGATCCGAAGGCCCGTTTTTATCTTATTTGGATTCTTTCGTGAATCCTCAGGATCCTTGCCCAGAATATCAAATTCAATATCCGTCCATTGCACTCCTGGCTCCACATACGTGGCATCACCACCGTAACTTACTCCGATAAGTTTTCCATTGAGATCATAATCCTTCGCCCACAGAAGACTATCATAACTGATATTTTCGCTAATAATACTACTGGGATACAGTGAAGCAAAGTCACAGACGCCTACAGGCGAATCAAAGTAGAAGTCAGGCACAGGATCAAAGACAATTGCACCTTCATACGATTCATTTACTGCCTCTCCACCTTCAGACATATTGTCAGGAGATGAAGAAGAGCCAAACGGTGTTGATTCAAGAACCTCAATGAGCTGATCGCGCTGCGCGCATTCCTTAAAGATAAGTGACTCAATCTTAATTCCCTGGCCGCGTGTAAAGATATAATGAATCGGCACAGAACAAACATTTGCCATTGACATTGCATTATTGAACACATCAAGTTTCTGAAACAGTTCATAGACAAGAACACAGTCCTGAATACAATATGCCGCAACTTTTGCACGATCCGCCGAAGTTCCCTTATGCAGTCGGAAAATATCTGCAGGACTCACATCGTCCTTTACAATGGCCCATTTTACAGCCTGATCAAGATCACTGAAATCTGCATCCTCATCCAACACCTCTACAAGAAGTTCATTGGACTCAATCTTTTTTACTTTACAACTTTCAAAGATAGGCTCACCTGTCTCATCCAAAATCTGTATATTGCGCCCCACTTCAATGTCGCGCGTGACAGCTGTCTTTAGCTTCAAATGATTAGGAATTTCACTTAGATTAATTCCCTTCAACTTACCACTCATGTAATGTGCGGCGACTGCATCCAACTTGTAATTTGGAAGAGCCTCAAGACGTTTAATGTAATGGAATAAATCAATCTGAAGACGACCAGGAGTTGTCCATGTATAGAGTTTATTATCACCTAGAGCACTACTACTGAGACTAGATTCCTTCAGACTCACTTCAGTCTTTTCATGACGAGAAAAGCTCTGAATGGCCTGATTCATTGTAATTCCAAGAAGCTTCATGCGAGCCCAAAGATAGCGTTCATCAAAACCAAAGACGTTATATCCATAAAGAATATCAGGATCCGTCAATGAAATCCAACCGCACCAATCCAGAAGTAGTGACTTTTCATCGGTATTCTTATGAAGGATGACACCCTCAATGGGATCGCAGGTTCCAAGTACAAAGATATGACGTTCCTGAATGACCGAGCCACGAACAAGAACGGTTCCAATTTGAATGATGGCATCACTGCGATTTTCAGGAACAGGAAAATCACCTGATTCACTGAAGCACTCTATATCCCAAGATGCCATCAAGCATGGTGCAGGAACACCAGGCATTTTATCGGCTTCAGGAAGTGTAACAGATGTCCAATCACAGACACTTTCAAGACGACCATTACTTTCATTAACTTCAAAGTCACAATCGGCTTCAACCCATCCGCAAGGAGAAATATTCTGTTGATGAAAGAAACGAAGCATAGGATCCAAATTCGCTTCATAGACGCGAAGTGGCTGTCCCTTTCCGCCAATCTTGTAAATTGGCCGTTGCTTTTTATCAAGGAAGAGATTCTTGGCCTTGCGGAAAATAGCGAGGCTTGGGAATGTCATTTTGAGAAATGAGAACTTCCTGCCGCCTGTGTAACCAAAGAGAAGTTTTCGACTGACAACTTTGGCTTCAAAGGAAGAGCCAAGTTTGCGATTCAGATCTGCCTTAATCATAAGTTCATCCGTTTGTTTATTCAAGCTGCAGTAGAAATATGGCTTGAAATCAGTAACGGTTAAATGAACGGGTTTTCCTTCTTCATTTGAACCGAAAAGTTCAATTTGGAACTTGCGCGGCAGTCTCGTGAGCAAGCGCCTTAGATCAATCGAAAAACCTGCATCTTCGTCAAATTCTCCTTCTTCACTTTCTTCACCTTCCTCTGTCCAATCACACTTTGTATGCCAATCACACTTTGTATGGGTTTCTTCATTCTCGCCCTCGTCTTGAAAGTCGTGAGAGAGAACATCTAAGAGATGAAACCGCATGTATTCTATTAACTACTTGCCTATTTACAGGGAAGCAAACGCATTCAACTTTATGGGTTCATTACGCTTTATACGTTGAAGAGCGCTTACTTTTACTCTTATTTTTATTTTTATTTTTACTTTTAAGAGTTCTATTGCGAAAAGCGCTAAAGACGGATGCACCTGCAGCAAGGATAGCAGCAGGTGCTCCTTTTTCAGCAATCGTTGCAAGAGCATCTAATAAACCGCCTCCAATCATTAATTCTCTTGGAGGAGGTGTATCTCTTGCAAGAGTTGCTGACTTCACTGAGCTAGCAAGATCAGCAGTTGTATTAGGCGGCTGATTGCGCATCATCTCGGTTGCCGTACTATTTATAGCCAAATCCTTTGCAGCCATCGGTTTAGACACAGTGACTCTCTCCTTTGTGACACTTTGCGTCCCTGTTTCAGGATCCGTTTCAATAATTGTTTTTAGAGTGCTAAATTCACGATTCGGCAGATCATTTGTAGGTGTGCCATCCTCTCCAGTAAAGGTTGCAGGCCTCTTATCCTTGCCACTTACGAGCATGAGAGTAGGGAAGTGTTTGATATCAGCTTTGAGGCCCGTATGCGGAAACATATCATCGCGTATAGATGCAATATTCATCTTACGCTCTGTCGGAGGGATCTTAACCAATGAATTCCATGTACTATCTTTAAAACGGTGACATGCACCACACCAAGGTGCCCATACTAAGACAAGCATAACTTTACTACCTTTCATTAATTTTCTGAACGCAGCTAAATGTTTTTTTGAAGTGACATCTAAAACGGGTGAAAGCTTTTTGCCCTGAGACTTCTTTTTTGTTTTACCAGGCATCTACAGTAAATGGATATTTTTGAAAATAATATTTGTTCGTAGGTAGCAGGAAAGGGATGCAACTTCTTACAGCATTTGTTGGATTTTTAGTCATAGGCTATATAGTTCTACTTGTAACAAAGGCCAAGCCGATTAACAAAGAACCCTTTACGGCAGATCCTTCGCTTTTATACTCACGCGATTTTACTAATTTCAATGATTCTATCTTAACAGGCGTAACAGATACTCAAGCGGTGCTTATGTCACAGGGTCCTGCGACAAAAGAGAGATCTCCAGAGATCATGGAGCAGCATTTGGAGGCTCCATATGTCCAGGAACCCATTAATTCTCTAGATGACTACGAACACAATTTAATCTACCAGAATGAGAATGATAAGGAAATGAGTCAGGCTTTAAAAAATCGTTTAACGGCGCGTTATCCTCTTGACTGGACAGTGCAGCCGCCGAGTTCAACGGTCTTTCAACAGGGGCTCAATCAGTACAATAATGGCCAATATGACGATTATGCGGAAAAGGGAGAAAAGGAGGAACTCATTCGTAGGCTTGTAAAGGAAGAAGATAAGGAGGCCGAATATGCAAAGTACCAGAAGCAGCAGGATCAAAAAACCCTTGATAGACTACAAAAGAGACTTGAAGGATTTGAAGATCAGAAGCCTGCATCAAAACCGACCACACTAAATCCGTATAAGGAGATTGAGCAGTCTTCATTAAATCCTCCGGACACTACTGCTCTTGAGCAGGAGGAAAGGAAGATTATACAGACCTATCATCCTGCAAAGGCCGATTCATTAACAACATATGATATCGATGATGCAAAGACACTTATACATAAGATTTATGATGCCAAGGGTCTAATTCCTACAGTTGTGGAGAAGCCGAATAATGTTTATGAAGTTGTGGGAACTCGTCGTAAGGATGAGAAGATTGTCTATGAGGACAGTGAAGCTCCTGCAGGAAATGGACCTACAGCAGTAGCGGGTGAAGCCACAATTAGTGTGCCTCCATCTGCAACAGATATAGCGGTAGGTCTAGATCCCTTTTTTACGACAGGACCATCGTCAAAAGATGGGCGTTGGAATTACAGTAAATTCACTCCTGGTCTTGAACGGATGTTTGCGCCAACATTTCCTCAGAATAATTGGCATTGATTATTTGATTATTCACTAGGAAGAGGAACATAGACACGTGTGTGTTCAACCTGGCCGCAAATATCAGGAATATCAAAATTGGGAACTGTTCTAAATTTTGAATAACAGGCGTCGCGAACCCATTTGGGGATTTTAGAATCACTATCCGCAGAGACAGTATTAATGTCTGCGCGGATATAGCGTAAGAAAGTTACACAGTCTTTGCGGCTTGCGGGAGGTAAAATGAGTTCTTCTTCTAACTTGCGGCGAATGACACCCCAGGTTGCATTTAGGCGTTTATGAACTTCGGAGGACTGTTGCCAGGCCAATTTATCCTGCATCATATTGGCCATTGATGTTAAGATTGTAAAGGATCCGAAAATCCAAGAGACTTGAAATCCACTAACAACAACTCCGCCAGCAATTACGTTTGAAAGGCCACTGATGGCGACAAGAATATTGATCGTTAGCATCAGAGCCTTGGCTTTGGAATCAAAGGAGGCGAAGGATTCGCAGTGCATCCATTCGTAGCACTTGGCTTGGTCGCACCAACCGGCTAAGAGGCGATCAATATTTGCATCCCATTGCACTGTATCTGCTTCATCGGATATATCAAGTAATGCAGATGCAACTGGAGCTGCAACTGCAGATTCTACAATAGTAACCGTCTTCGGAGTCGTTACTTTTGTCGTTACTGCAGCAGGAGTTGTTACTTTTGTCGTTACTGCAGCTGTTTCTGCTGCAGGAGCAGCCGTTACTTTAGTCGTTACTGTTGCAGGGACAGAAGGAGTCGTTACTGCAGCTGTTGTTACTGCAGCTGCTGCTGGGGCAGGGACAGAAGGAGTAGTCGTTACTGCAGGAGCAGTCGTTACTGCAGGAGCAGTCGTTACTGCAGGGGCAGTCGTTATTACAGATGCTGCTGGGGCAGGGACAGAAGGAGCAGTCGTTACTGCAGGGGCAGCAGTTGTAGTACTTTTCGCTTTCGGCTTTGTATCAGAAGAGGTTATCGCAGGTGCTGTAGGAGGAGCAGCCGGTTTTGAAGTGGCAGTGGAAGACATTCTACTGTATAGACAGTAAAATTTGACTTGGCTATTTGCCTTGGTTACTTTAAAGGAAAAGAAAGTAAAGTATGCGCGCAATTTTCATAGATACAGAAACAACTGGCCTACCTCCGCGCGATCGGACGATTACTCCAGACAAGGTAAAGGGTGCTTGGCCGGATCTAGTAAGTTTATCTTGGCTAATAAGTCTGGATGAAAAGATTATTACTGCTCAAAGTCACATTATAAAGCCAAATGGATGGACAATTGGTGATGGAGCAATTCAGAAACATGGAATTTCAAATGAGCTTGCAGCCGCAGAAGGAATTCCATTGAAAACTGTATTTGCTACGTTTCTAGATGATCTCAAAACTGCAGATATTATGATTGCGTACAATCTAGAATTTGATAAGAATGTACTTCTGAATGCACTTCTTTACCATCTTGAGATGACACTAGACGACACATTGCATATCTGGCCCAAGCATGAATTTTGTCCGATGGAACTTTCACGCAGTATTTGCAAGCTTCCACTAGCCAATCCTCGTCCGCCATTTCTCTACAAGTCACCAACTCTGAAGGAACTCTATGAACATACATTCAAATATTCGCCGCCACAGTCATTTCTGCATACGAGTCTAGGAGATACAATGATCCTTCACACAGTTTTCTTCAAACACTGGACACTTTCATTTGCTTCAAATTATGTTCCTTGGCGTTGAATTTACACCCCAACAACTTCCGCAAAACATGTATCTTCAATCTCAACAGATTCTATAGGAATTTCTAAAGCCGATAAAATCTTTTTAACATTATCAAGTGAATACTTTGTAGGATCATTTCGAACAAATGTATTTATATTATTAGAAGATCCACCAAGTCCTAACCATACTTTAACCTCAGAAGGCCGCACTCGTTGTTCTCGAATTGTTTCAACGATCGCCTCTAACATTAATGAAATATCAGATAATGCACTAATATGTGCAAAAAACCGTTTATCTCCAATAACCATTGTAAGAGCCGTACAGGTTGCTAGACCTGTCGTCGTAATAGGAATTGATTTAGATTGAATCGTATAACTATTTTGAGGAATATGCAGAGATTTTTTATTTTTTAGACTTGCAAGTAGATCTGCTTGTGTTGTTTTTTGTGGATTTCTCCCACAGGTTGCACATGTTTTATTTAGAGAACTTTTAGAGGAGTTAAGAAATGTGACAAATGATTGATCCACCTTTATTAATTTTTTATCTATATAAATAAGATAATCTCCTGATGCTTTATCAATTCCATAAAGTTCGCCTTCTTTTATATAGTCCTTTGGATTCATTTTTGTTCCTTTTACATTCCATATAGGCATAGGAAAACTTACTCGCACTCGGCGAAATCCACCAAATTGTTGGCGTCTAGTTTTTCTTGTCTTGTTTTTTCTTGTCTTTGTCATACTATTTCTACATATAGAAAAAATATATTTATTAGTATTAGACCCTTGCAGATTTCGAATTGGCACTTTGTTCATCACTATGAATTATATAGGCTGGAATAGTTCGTTTATTTTCTAAATATGTAGCAATAATGCGATGAGCACCATCCAGTAAAGTATAGTTTCCTTTTTTCAATACTATCCATATGGGTTCTGTATCACCTTGTTGCCGTATTATTCTTCTGTGGTGTAAAACTGAATCCAAATCTGCTTGTCCTCTGGGACGGTCTTCTTTGGGGTATGGGTCTTTTGTAAGACGAGCTGGATTAAAATTATTGAGTTCTCTAGATTTTATTATTGGAAACCGATACAACTTGCTATTAAAGATATGATAGTATGAGGCTGTTTTTAATGATGAAAAAAGTTTAATATTTACGGACGTTTCTACAGAATCTTTTATATCTTGTAAAAATTCCATTCTACTAACTGCCCATTTAAAATTTCCATTGGCCTTAAGAAGAATAAATAAGATATTTAAATGGAGTATGAATATTCTCCTGGAAAAAAATTTTCAGTTACAGAAGAAACATTAGAAAAAACACCTCATACTTTTTATCGTTCAGGAGGTATGTATGAAAATAATTCCGTTAATTATTTTTATGATTTGGTAGAAATGAAACATCAGAATAAAAATGCAGTTATTATTGACGCAGGTGCGCAAAGCGGTTTGTATTCACTGTATGGAAAATTTATTCCTGAATGTAGGATTTATGCATTTGAGCCTTTTAAAGATTCATATAAATGTTTATGTGATAATTTACAACTAAATAATATTACAAATGTAGAGGCAATTAATTGTGCATTAGGATCTTCAAATGAAGATAAAATACTCAAAGTACCTGAGCATAAAGGCCTCAATACATTAGGAGATCAACATCGTTTTTCAGACTGGAATGATCATTTAGTTCATGTACTAAAATTGGATGATATTCTATTACATACAGTTTCATCCGTTGATTATATAAAATGTGATACAGAGGGTTGGGAATATCATGTATTAAAAGGAGCAGAGGAATGTATTAGAAAATGGAAACCAGAACTATTTCTTGAAGTAAATTATCATAATACTGTACAATGTTCTTTAAAGATTGAATATTTAGTTGAGTATCTAAAATCTCTTAATTATTCAGCAGTCACAATAAGAGATATAGAAAATGTTCATTTTACATATAAAGAATAAGAAATAAAAATGAATAGATATATGGATCTTGCAGTGGATTATCGTGAAGCCGAATGCATACCTTTTTTAACTGGATGGACTCCTAAAAATTTACCCGTTGGAGATTTCTGGATTGGCTTGAGTGGCGAAGTGATTGTTCCTGGAGGAATTGTTATTGAGAGAAAACAGATTGCAGATCTTGAAGCCTCTATTAAGGATGGTCGGTACAGAGAACAGAGAACACGTCTGCAGGCGTTTGCACAGCAATACAATGCGAATGTAGCCTATATTATTGAAGGAGATTTGGATAAGACACGAGGATTTACAAAACAGGTTCTATGGAAATGGCTTGTTCGTCTTCCATTTGTCCATAAAATCCCATTATTGCAGACACGGTCTCCAGCTGAAACTGCAGATCTTTTACTTTGTCTCCATAGTGCCTGGAAAGATAAACAGACCGATTATACAGATAAAGCAAAAGTTACAGAGTATATCACTACAATTAAACAGCATACCAAAGGAGAACAGAGAGACGATCCGAGAATTTTTGCAATTACTGTTTTATCTGCATGTAAAGGAATTTCTCCTGGAGCTGCAGATGCAATTTTGAAAGGATGTGGAGGATCTTTGACCGATGTTTGGAATTCCTCAGTTGATACAATTGCAGGAATTCAAAACGGAAAAGTTAAAGTTGGTCAAGTCAAAGCAAAGAAACTCTTTGATCTTTTGCATTCAGTTTAAGGATAAAAAGTGTAATAAAAATAAATATGTCACTGCCATATGAGTATTTAATACCATATGATTGTGACACTCTTACGAAGATTCGTCTAGGTCAAGACGGTGATGGAGGATATTTAATTCCGAAAGAAGCCATTGTGGATACAGATATTCTCATAACATTTGGAGTGAATGATGAGGATTCATTTGAGCAGGATTTTTATAAAAGAAAAAGTAAAGAAAGTAAAAGAATACCATTCTATTTATGCGATCCATTTGCAACCTATAGTAAAAAGAACGAATTTATGTTCTTACCGCTTGGACTTGCTCGAGATACATCAGGCTCAATGATTTCTTTCAAGGATTTTTTGCGTGTAATTCGTCACACGGAAGAAACCATTTTTTTGAAGATAGATATTGAACATGCCGAATGGGATGCATTTGAGACAATTATGCCTGAGCATCTTGAGAAGGTTCATTGTTTAACGATAGAATTTCATGGGCTACTTGAACATCAAAATCAATGGTCAAAATTCGCTACAGTACTAGAAAAAATAAATAGTATTTTTCATTTATATCATATTCATGGAAATAACAATGGAAATTATTTTATTTTACCTAATAAGTCTCATTTACCTGATGTTATTGAATGTACATATGTAAATCGTAAATGGGCTGAAAAGAATGGGCATATTTTTAAGAAAAGAAATGAACCATTTCCTGAGGCATTGGATCAAACGAATTATGCAGGAAAACAAGATTTTACCCTTGCTTGGTTCGTGTCTTCTTAGAGATCTTTATATTTCCTACTTTTCTTCTCAGTTTTTGTGTTACCTTTCTTCTTCCACCTTTTGACCCTGATCCTTTTGGTCCTAATGCAGATGCAGATGCAGCATTCTTATAGCTTGAAACACTTATACCAGGAGATGCAAGTATTTTCGCTAACCGATTTCTACTTACACTAGTGATTCCATTTACAGATGCAGAAGCATCCCTTGCTATATTTGCAACTAAATATGGAATTATATTTTTATATGTTTTTTTTTCTTCTTCAAGTAGTCTTGTTACAACAAATAATAGTGAATCTGCTGATTCACATTTACAAATTGCATCAAAAATATCATAAAATGACTCATTAATTAATAGAAACTTATAAAGAATTTTTTTACTATATTTATTTAACAGATAAAAGAAATGGATAATTTTTAAACAATTAAATGTAAATAAAACTACATTTTTTCTATCTGTTACTTGGATTTGACAATATCCTATAGCTATTCTTATATCTCTCTTTTTCTGTTTAATAGCAGCAAGATCAAAATATGTATCTATCGTTTCATTTATTTTCATATTAGATTCATACATTGGCATTTTCATAAAAGCTCCTAACATAATTTCAAGATAATGCAAATCAATATTTTCTCGTTCAAATGATTCAAAAAAGCGCCCTTGATTCCAACTCTTCCAATAAGCTCTTTCTATATCTGGATATTTTGCATCAGGATTAGTTTTATTATATAGTGTTTCAAAAAAGTTTAACGCAATTGTATAGTTTGATTTGAACGCTTCTATTGCTGGATATTGACTTAGAGTAAATTGAATTTTATTAAGGCCTTTACTCGTAAGAATTGCAATAATTAATTCATAATGTTCAATATGAATTGCGGATTTAGTTGAAAATACTAAAGTTGGTATAAGACTTTTATTTGTCTGTTGATCTTTTATTGTACGAATTAATAATTGTAAAAGAGTTGAATAGATTTCACAAAAAAAATTCAATGAATCTCTTAGTAATATAATTTTTGTTTCAGTTGTAATTTTCGAAACTGCTGTTAATAATCCTAGTAAAGGTATATCAACTACTGGATTATTTGTATTTATATCTAATGATAATATATTTTTTGAAAGTGCAGCAATAAGTGAAAAATAATCTGTCATAAGAGCAAGATATATATTTTTAAAGTCACTCTTTATTGTATATGTATCTTTAATAGCTCCAACTTTTTGAACTAACTTATTTATTTTTGTATGTAAAGGCCCAGTAGGTACAAAATATAATAATGGTTGAAGAATACTAGAATAAAATGTTGAAATAAACATTTTTACAAATGGTGCTGTAAGTTCAGTATATGGAATTATGAATGTACTCATATAATCAATTAACATAAAATATAAGATATTTATTAGCTGGTTTTCAGATATATCTACAATTTCTGTTTTAAATTGAATACGCCTATAATATTCTAATAGAAAATTATCATATCCATTAGTTTCAGCCTCAGGTGCATAGACTAGAGGTTCTAAAACTAAATTATATTGATCTTTAACAGCCTCTATTTTTTCAGCCATTGCTTTAGTATATTCTGCATTAATTACAGCAGCCTGATTTTTATTAAATTCTTTTCTAAATTTTTCGCGTAACTCTAGTTTTTGTTGAGCTGCTTTTGCTTTTTTCTTCTTTTCTTTTCTTTCTCTAAAATATTGAGATCTATCTGAAATAAGTTTATCTCTTTTTTTTTCAATTGCAACTGCGATAATTTGTGGGGGCAATTTCATTAATATATTTGCTTCTTTAATTTGTTTATTAGATTCTTCTTCTGTAATAGGAATAAAATCAATTTCAGGTAATTCAGGTGTTACTCTACCTGTATTAACTGCTAGAGCAGGTGCAACATCTAAAGAAGGCGCTAAAGTAGAAACGTCTAAAGAAGGCGCTAAAGGCGCAGTTGCTAAAGCAGAGTATGCTGCAATTTTTTCATCGATTTTATCTAAGAGAGTAAATCGGCTACCATCACTCAGAATTCCTTGATTTTGACGTGCAAGAAGAGTCATAGTTGTAAGTAAATTGGCTGGAGTTGAAAATGTATAGAATGAAGGTAATACTTCTTGAGATATAATAGTAGGCAGTACATTATAAATAATAGTTTCAAAACTATGTTTATATAAAATAGATAAATATACATTAAATAATGACGTATTTATTTGTAAATCATTTGGTAAAGTAAAAAGAAGACGAATGCGTTCTAAATGTGAATAAATTCTCATTTTATATAAAACAATTTCATTACGAAAAAAATGTTCTCTTTCTAATAAAGTAATATTAGGAGGAGCAGTTTCTATGATATATTTAATATATTGGTCATACTGCAATGAAAACTCTCCTATTTTAGTAATTCTATAATTAAGTGCATCTAAATTATTTTTAATTAATGTGGCAATACTAGGAACAAATAGACTTTCACCAACTTGTATTAAAGTAGTATCAGGTTGTATAAAAATAGGACCTCTTTGTTCGCTAGGTAGTTTAAATTCAACAATCCGTTCAACTTCACCATTTATTTTTGCAAGAACTGCAACTTTTGAATAATATCGTTTATTTACGATTTTACAAATATAATAGCCATTTACTATTCTATTTGCAGGATCTCTTTCTACAACTGCAACTTCTCTATCCTGCTTAGAATCTTCTTCAGTCATTGGCTCGTATCCAAACGTAGGAATTCTCTGTAAATGAGCTTCAACTACATTCATAATATCATTCAGAAAGGTATTATAGAGAGGAGTTAAATTAGCATCATCTATATACATTGACTGTCCCTCAGATCCAGGAAGTGAATAGAGCTCATAATCAATATCAGGAGAATCTATTCTCTGTCTAAGAAGAATTTCACACGCTTTTCCACCAACTAGAAGACCAAGCGGAAAGGATGCACCTTCTAGTCTAAAACTATTTAAAAAGGGCATAAATGCCTGAAAGAAATTATGGCCCACTGAACTAAATGCTAGACGTTTAGCTGAAAAAAATTCAGAATTTAATAAGGCATCTGAGGGTCTTATAATTGGGCGAATTGTTTTTACTCTATCTACTACTCGTAGAAATTCAGAAATATTTGAATTTAGATTTGAAGCTAAAGTTGCAGATGCACTCGCCGCCATACTACTAAAGAAAAATATTATGAAAACATCCAAAGATCTTCAAGAACCGAATTCTTTTTTTCCGCCTGTGGTCTCTCAACACTTTGGATAAATTGTTCAGGTGGTTTATATTCAGATGCAAGTTTTCTCGGTGCAGGTGCAGCTCTTGCTTCTAAATGCCCAGGAGGTGTATAAGTTCCTGTTTTCTTACCCTTCTTTGGACCTTCAGGCGGAAGCATGGCCTGGATAATTGGATTTTGATTCACCAAATATTCTTTTTCATGATGTTTCCAGCTAATATATAGTAAATTAGGATAGGTATATTTAACTTCAAAGGCTCCTTGACGGAGTTGATAGACTAAATAGACAACGCAATCTTCTAGATCCAATTTTGGAAGACCAAGAATAAATGGAGGAACCGTATAGACAAGATATGAAGGATGTCCTGCAAGTTGAGACGATGAATAGATCCGACGATGGATCTGTTCTAAGAGTTGATTATAGGCTTTTAACCTGGCTTGATCACGACGCATTCGGCGTTCATACAGTTCATTCGGATTCAATTTAGGAACAGGATCCATAGGAGGGCGATACATCTCTTGTTAGATGAAGACAAGAAAAGAAGGGCCAAAAGCCGAGTGAATCATTTAGTAAAGAGGAACGCCTGAAATGGCCTTTATAAAAAAAATACCACCACGAAGACTTTGCTTGAGTGGCGGTGGAATTAAGGCCGTCTCATATGTCGGTGCATTTGAAGCTCTTGAAGAACATGGATTCTTAAAACAGGTGAAAGAAATCTGCGGAGTGAGCGCAGGAAGTTTAATTGGACTTTCTTATTGTATAGGATATACACTCAATGAACTCCGTATTTTTTGCCGTGACTTTGATTTTAGTTTAATTCGGCATCTTGAAATGGAGAATATTTTAGAATTCACTGAAAAGTTTGGATTTGATAGTGGAGAACATCTTTTACTTCTTTTAAAATCGGTTATGAAACAGAAAGGATTTAATCCTCTTGCAACCTTTGCAGATGTTTTTTCTTCCACTTCTAAAACTCGTCTTCGTGTTTATGCAACTGATATGAATAC